GACTTACCGAGGCAAAGAATGTCAAAACTTCTGCAGATACCGCAGTTCGTGAGGCGCAGGAGGCGCTGAATAATGAACGTCTGAAGAGTGTTGAACCCACAGAAAAGATCCGGGAGCTCGAAAAACTAATTGAAGAGGCAAAGAAGGTCCTAACTGATGCAAATGCTGCAGTTCTTGAGGCGCAGGCCAAGCTGGAATTTGAACAAGTGAAAAGGGCAGCTGAGGCCGCTACTCAAAAGGTCAGGGAGCTCGAAAAACAAATTGAAGATGCAAAGAAGGTCCTAACTGATGCAAATACTGCAGTTCGTGAGGCAACAACGGATGCTCCAAACACCAAAAGGGTAGTTGATGAGGCCACCCAAAAGGTCGTGGAGCTCGAAAAACAACTTACCGAGGCACAGAAGATCCAAACTTCTGCAGCTTCCGCAGTTCTTGAGGCGCAGGGCAATCTGGAAGTTAGACGACTGCAAAGAGCAATCGAAGGCGTCACAGAAAGTTTGAAAGATACCGAAAGTAAATATGCAGAGAGAAACGCCGACTTACGTGCTGCAAAAGCCCTAGTTCGTGAGTCACAGGAGGCGGTGGACGCCGAAAAGGCAAAAATAATACAAGGTGTAAAAGAAGCAGAAGCGAAAGGCCGTCAGGCATCATCATTCAGAGATACTTTTAATAAAATATACCAAGAAAACCCACCGTCTAGTCATCTTTTCAGGCATTTTAGTGGCGAGACTTCTTGGGTAAAAATTACAAAAGTGACTGAAGGTGACAGAGGTGAAAATTCAGATGGCACTGTAAAAGATATACATGACCCAGCATATGCAGCTGGGAAAATAAGATTAATGACACGTGCAAAAACTGCTTTTGGTTCAGCTATAACTGCACCTTTTCGTGCATTGTCACAGGGTGCTAAAATTGTTGCTGATGCTATGCATGTGTTAGAGTCATTTGTTACTGCAGTAGGAGTATATGGTCTACGTGCATTAGTGGGAACTGATGCCGTGACTGGAAAGTTAAAAAAAACACCGTTTACATTTGGTTTAACGTACACTGGTAAATCACTCAGTACAGCAATGAACGCTATGGATTATATGCAAGTTGCGTTTACATTTACAGATGCATTTTTCTTTGGAACAAATTTTCCATCTGAGTCTGAATTATTGAACAGTAGTACTATTCAAAATATATTTATTTTTTCCATATTTGCACAAACACAAGCTTTTAATGAATACAATACAAATGTAATAAAAGCAAATAATATGCTAGCAAATAGCTATAATCAATTACCATACGCACAATACCCTGTTATTGCGGGACCTCTCGATGTACTTGGTTTTTATGATATTAATAACTTGCCGACAAGGCCTGGTAGTACATGGGAGATGGTCTCATCAGCTGTACCGCCACAATATAAAGGTGACCCGTATTACGCACAACAATATTTGCGCACATCTATAGACATTATTCGAGAGTCTATACTCAGAGATAATACGACTCGCGACACAACTGGAGTCGAATTCACACAGATTATTCAGAACAAAATTGGCGCGGAGACATACTTCGCTGTTGTTACGTCAGAAGACCTTTTGGTTAATTATATAACTGAATTAACAGGTAAACAACAAGACGATTTGTATCGTATTGCGTATACAGAAGTCTGTACGCATTATGGTGGTATTGTATATGAAGACACATTTAAATATCAACCTCAATTTTCTGGCCGTGCTCGATTTCAGTGTGGATGGTCTCAGAGCAATTGTCGTATATGGTCAGATACATGGTCAAAACAATTTGACGAATCGAGTACCGGAGTGCTTGGGTCGTACGCAGAATGGTATGATCTAGTGGATGTCCAAAATAAAATCATATCAAATTATGTTCTTACCGATAACCCCGATGTAGATGCGACAACACTATTAGATATAACAGGTACAGTAAATGCCTATCAGACAAAGAATGCCTGCTTAATTACAAATGCCGGTGTACGAAGCTTGTGTACAGAATTTAAAGGAACATATAATTACAGTGAACATGCGTGTGTATTTACACCCGAGTATTGTCAATCAATAGGTACATGTTATAACCAATCTTCAAAAACATGTACATTAGAACCTATTCAAAAAGTACTCGACGGCCTTTCGATGTTTTTTGGGAGTGGCGGCCCCCGTGATTGGATCCGACATAATGGGTGTAAATTTCCATCTGACGCACTCGACGCCGGTGCCATGCTAACAACTACAGGGTATTATATAATAGCAGATGAAATTGCAAATGTGAAAAACTGGCCAAAGGGTATTAAAGAAACTTTTTCAGATCCAGCTGTTACACTCGGAACGGCAGCAGCAATTTCAGGTATTGTACTCGAGGCTGGGTTGGTTGAGAGCCCTGTTTTGGTGGGTTTCATGTGGATGGCAGCTCTTGGCGCAGGTGTTTCAGCGGGCATTGAGGCTGCAATTGCAAAAGCAGAGAAACAAGGAAGTCCTCCAAACGATATAAGAGAATATACTGTAGGTGGCTGGTTCACTGTAAGAGGTACACTTCAACCGAAAGGTGTTGCTATGCTTCAGGGGTGGATAACAAAACCTATCAAAGTCCACCCATCTGGTTCATATGTAATGGATGATACCGGAACTACTCGAACCCCGTATACAGCACTCGATAACACTCAAGGGGGGTTTTTACAAAAACAGGACTTTTATACGAATGGGTCTGTTCTAAACGCTGAAACAAGAAATTTATCACAAAGGTTATGTTACACAAACGGTAAAATTCGTGCGGGTGCGTATGCAGCCCCAACGAATGATGTTATGTGTGGTAAAGGAAGAGGCTTAGTCACGGACCCTGGAGGATTATATGGTTCAAACGGCTGTTTGTGGTGTATTGCTCCATTTCCAACTATGCAATTTCCGGATTACGTAGACACTGCTAGGATAGGCACACTTGCAACTGGTGATACACCGTATCTAGTAAGTAATGTATGGACATCTGGTTCAGATCCATCATACCCAGATTACCCTGCAAATGCACCAGCTTTTGACTGTAGATATCACAATGTATGGTATTACCAGCTTTCATATGACATAGATCATATGGTAGGCTATGATTCTGGATGTGACATAACATATACACCATCTGGATGTACATCGCCAAGTGCCACATGTACAGTTAGAACAAATTGTACTCGTCCAATGACCTTACCAACACATTTATGGAATAATTCAGTTTTACAACACTATTTTTCAGATACGACAATCTCGGCAATGCGTCAGTATTATTGCAGTAAACTGCTTAAAAGTGACTTGTCGGGATCGGCTTTATCTACATCTCCCAACTCAAAATGTTGGGGATATCTCACGATTAATTTAGCGCAATTTTCAGTTTTACCCATGGTAACCCCCGCTTTTAGGTCCAGTTAGGAAATGCAACTGAACCCACACCATAATTTTTAGCAATTTTCCAACCAGGCACTGATGTGGCACCTGTAAATGGGTCTGTATATGTACTAGTAGTCCATTTTGTAGAACCGCTTACAAGCGCTCCTGTGGTGGGCTGAACCTCGAGTAACGGATTTGAGGCACAGTATTGTGCATATTGTAGTATTCTTGCAGAAGTTATATTAGTTGTATTAATGATAGCCCCCCCTGAACCGACTGATGTACCCACGGCTCCGCTCAACACGCTCGCTGCGTTAGGGTAATTCGTCTGATCGTATAAATTAGTGCAGGCTGTATAATAAAATTTACGTAAAACTGATGTCACATCAGCTTTTCGTGAAGCTGCCAGTGCCGCATTATACATCGCCTGAGTCACATTACCTGCGGTACTACTTCCGGGATAAACGGTTTGTCCCGTATAAGCAGTATTGAGTTTATTTATATCTGTTAAATATTGTTGGTAAGCTGTATTGTACGTGCTCGACGAAGTTATAATAGACCAAGTTGATGGATCAAGTATTGGACACTTTGCATTTTGAAACGTGTTTATAGCAGCAGTTGTAGCTATATCTTTTGTTGCAAAAGCTGCACTCACCTCAGGGAATTTAAAACTAAATACATACCCAACTGATGTAGGAGTACCTGTTGGCACAATCGGTGGCGTATAAGTAAAATTGAGATTATCCACGTAAGTTATTGGATACGATGTAGGTAAACCGGATGCGACGACAGTATTTCCTGCCCCAGTCAACCCTGTCGGTGTCATTCCCCGACCAGCTGGCCATGTATATGTATATGTGTTCACAGATGAAGTTGGTACAGTTATTGATACGGCTGACACGTCTGCTGCTGGTTGTATATTACTAGTTACACCACTTCGACTTATTGATATACATGATGTTGGTGGGGGTATGAGACTACAATTGATCGCAGTGTCAAATGTTGTTCCAGCTCCAGTTCCAGACCACACCGTCCCACCCGAACCCTGGATATTTACAAGTGCACCAGTATACAAATAATGTGGACTTGCTGTTGTTACGGTAACTGTTTGACCAGAAATAGTTATACTTGTATTTGGAATAATATTACTTACATTGACAGGTGAATTATAATTAGCCGTTCCTGCACCGATTACTCCAGCAATGATAGCACGATCACCTGTCACTAGTCGATGCGGCTCGAGTGTCTTTATGCTAACCACCCCTGAACCCCCTGTTGGCAATGTCCACGTATCAATTGAAGCAAGATAATCAGCACCAACTGCATTTTGGAAGGCGGTCTGTGCATTCGTAATGGCAGTATAAAATGAATTATCATTGGTGTCACCACCAGTAGCACTTGTTGGTATCACGTATTTTGACGCCCTCCTGTATCGTAAATATACAAATAATGCAATGACAAGAACAAGTATAACAATTATTCCAATCGTCTTTTGTCTACGGTTCATTAGTAGATCTCAATATTAAAATTAACACGAAAATCTCGTCATAGTTGCATACGGAGACCCTGCTGGACATGCACATACATTAGTAGCAATATATGGACAACATGTTCCTAGTGTTCCGTTATATGTATAGGGTGATCCAGCGTTAAATCCTTGACGTAAACCATTACAATCTGGAACAGTACCTATCAATATTTGTGGTACAGAAGAACCAAACCTGATTACGTACTGACCCGTATTAAGTACACACGAAGAATTGTTAGTTGAGCAGCATCCAGATGTACCATATGTTGTTAACTGGTGTCCTGGTGTATATCCAATTCGCGTCTGATTAGAATTACACGTTGGCGCAGTGGCAAGTACAGTATCCTGTGTCGCATTACATAACTGACTTACATATTCCCCGGTACCTGGTGTTGTACAACAAAATCCAGGGGAACCTATTGCAGGTCGTGTTGCACTAACAGACCCCTGACTAAACATTGTTAGTGTTTGTTTCGCTGTGCATGTTAGTGCGACGCCTAGTTCAAAGTCAGATGTGGATGTATACACACTTTTCACATATTGATTTGCCGCAAGTGTAGTCGTTCGACAGTATCCACGTGTACCGCCACCTAAATTAAGTGATCCCTGACTAAACCCTACGAGTGTTTGGTACGACGTGCATGTTGGTGCAAGGCCTAATACTGCGTTAGTCGTGGACGTATAACCACTTATCACATATTGATTTGCCGCAAGTGTAGTCGTTTGACAGTATCCACGTGTACCGCCACCTAAATCAAGTGATCCCTGACTAAACCCTACGAGTGTTTCGTACGACGTGCATGTTGGTGCAAGGCCTAATACTGCGTTAGTCGTGGGTGTATAACCACTTATCACATATTGATTTGTCGCAAGTGCAGTCGTTTGACAGTATCCAGCTGAACCCAGTTCAGTCGGTGAGCCCTGAATATACCCAACTAACGGCTGACCGTAAGCACACGTTGGAGCGGTATCTATGCCTGTGTCTCGTGTGGACGTACAAGTACTACGTACATATTTTCCTATACCTGGGGTTGTACAACAGTAACCAGCTGTTCCCACTTGAGTCGATGAGCCCTGACTATACCCAACACGTACCTTGTTAACATTACATGCTTGAAGAGTGACAACTACAGTATCTTGTGTCAAAGTGCACGCACTAGATACATATTGCCCTGCTCCTGGTTCCGTGCATGTTCGTATTACAGCGTCTGATGTTGATGTACATGCACTAGATACATATTGCCCTGCACCTGGTTGCGTGCATGTTCGTATTACAGCATCTGATGTTGGTGTACACGCACTAGATACATATTGCCCTGCACCTGGAGGTGTACAGCAGTATCCAGGTGAACCCGCTCCAGCGTTAGTGAGCACGCGTGGAGGACTGCACGCTGCCGTACACGTCGAAGGAGTCCCAGCTGTACAGCAGTATCCAGATGAACCCACTTGAGTCGTTGACCCCTGAACATATCCAGTATGTACCGTATTAACAGCACATCCTGGTTTAGTTCCAAATACTGTATCTTGTGTTGCCGTACATGTGCTAATAACGTATTGCCCCGCATTTGGCGGCGTACAATTTCTTAGTACAGCGTCTGATATTGATGTACACGCAGAAAATGTCCATGTCAGCCCAATTATTGGTGCGAAACATGGGAGTATAACAGTATCCGTCCATTTAGTGCATGCACTACTTACGAAATGATTCGCATCCTGTAAAGTTGAACAATTTGTACATGCACCAGGATTACCTAGTGTCGTCGGATCTCCTATAGGTCCATTTCGATACTGACCCGGTGAACATGTTGGAGCAGCGGCAAGTACAGTATCTGTTAATACATTGTCACAAATACCAACTACATACAAATAATCAAATAGCGATGGTACTGTACACCGAACAATATCTCCGTAAGAACCGGTTTGGTTATACGATCCTGCACTAAAAGAAGTTAATTTATTCATTACATCATAATTTGGAACAAAACTCGTTATTGTATCTGATATTGCTGTACAAACGGATTGTGTATATTCAAATTTTTGTTGTGGTATTTTACAGAGGGTACATGTCCCAGCAGAACCTAACGTATTAGCGTTGCCAGAACTATATCCATTAAGAAACTGACCTGATGAACACGTTGTAGAAAATGCAGTTATTGTATTTGTATCAGTGCCACATAATTGTGTCGTATATTCAAGTAATGCTTGGTTTGGTGTTTTACATGAAGCACATGAACCAGTACAGTTTGGTGCATAGCTCCCTGATGGACATGACGTGCAGACTATACACGCTTGTTGACGTACTGCTGTCGTCCCCTGTCCGACTGGACATTTTGTGCATCGTGAGGCTCCTGCTAATGCAGAATATGTATTTATAGGGCACGACAGACAGCTATAACTAGAACTTTGGCCTGGTATAGCAGAAAATGTCCCTGCTGGGCAAAGGGTACAAGATGTTGCACCCGCTGCTCCCCATGTTCCGGCTGGACAAATTACTTCAACGCCAAGGGCAGACGCGTACCCTGGATCAGATTGTACACACGCGTTATTTACAGAAATTTGACCAGGAGAACATGGGATACATTTTGATTCTTTTTTTATATATCCATTTGGGCATGTGACCTTATCACCTGAAAAGGTACATATAATACCGTTTATTGAGTAATTCACGGGACACGTGTACACGCTATTTACATATGTCGCGACTACAGATGTTAAATAACACACTCCTCTATATGAGTTATAACTCTTTTGACACACTACTATGCAATCTGTACCATCACTCGTTTGAGTCGAACTTATTCCAGATGGAGGAACGATACAGCCACATGAAGATTGTCCGCTCACTGAATACGTATTACCTGGGCACGGAATTTGATCTCCAGAACCAACTGGACAATAGTTTCCAGCTGAACAATCTATTGCCGCAGAGGCGAGTGCGGGGCAATATGAACCAGCTGGACAATATATATTTGAAGATGACCCAGGTGAGCAATATGAACCAGATGGACATGGTGTTGGAAGTAGTGATCCAGTTGGACAAAAATACCCCTGTGGACATGGAATAGAAAATGTTGTTCCTACTGGCTGATATGTCATATTGAAACACAATTCTTTAAATCTGATGATGGGACGAAACCGCCTGTGCATCGTACTGTACTGCAGCCCGAGGTGCTAGACCACGCGTATCCACTGGGTGGCGCTGGACAATTTACACATGATGTATGATCAGTAGAATTTGTTTGACCAAGTCCACATGGAATAACTGTATCACATCCAGTGGGTTGTATTGTCCATGTTGCGTTCGGTGTATTAACACCTATAGGTATACCAGACACGGCAACTGGATTAATAGTTATTGAATAATAATTTGAATTGGTACCGTTTACAAGTCCCACAATTTTCATTGAATTACTGACAACTGTTACATTAGTGCCAACTTTGAATTTCTCCCAATTTGTGATACCAAAAAATCTAGTATAAGAATACGATCCATTTACAAGTGATATGTTTATAACCTGTGTCACCTGCGCTGATGTAGAATCGTATATATAGTTAGTAGCTGGAGTACAATTAACACATTGCATAGCACTGTATTTTGGCGTTTGTGTACGTGAACAATTAAGTGTTGCAAAATTTGTGCTTATTCCCGGGGCATTACAGTTAGCACCAGCTGGACACGAAATTTGTAGTGATGTTGTTGGGCAATACGAACCTCGTGCACATTGTGTCTGGCTTTTACCATCGGGACAATATTGGCCAGCCGAGCACGTGACGACAGACGAAGATCCAGATGGACAATACTGGCCAGCGGAACACTCCTTGCACGCGTTAATTAAGTTAGTCTGACCAGTCGATGAGTTGAAAGTGCCAGCTGGACACTTTAAACTTTGACTTGAGTTAGGACAGTATGTACCAGCTGGACACGGGTTTTGTGCACTTGACCCCAGAGGACAATACACACCTGTATCTGTACATGACATCGGGACGACTTGAGCTGTTCCTCCGGAACAATAGTATCCAGATGGACAACGCAGTGGGGCTGGAGTACCACCGGGACAATAGTATCCAGGGGGGCACGGGAGTCCCGTTGAACAATCATATCCGGCTACACATGCTGTTACTCCATCAATATCAGAAAAATATGTGCGCAAGACCGCTGGATTATCTGTTATTGCTTTTAGAGCATTGCCAAGACCTGATTGCGGTGTTTTTCCATCCTGGCCATACAACCCAATTGGAAGATTTGGTATCAGAATGCATTGATTTTCTACTGGAGCTGATGAGACATAATTATAAATTGTTTTATTTTTATAAGTTGGACAAGTGTGAGTAGTAAACCTTGCATTGTAATAATCAAGCGTTTGATTGTACGTGGTGTCTTCCATTACCCATTTTGAATCAACACTACCAAACAAAGAAGTAAATGATAGTCCATTATCGTCCAAGACATATTTTGGGCCAGTATATGGTACAGGTAAATTTAACGGCCTACCTCCTGGTAGTACAACAGTAGGGTCGTATAAACCATCTGGTCTAGATGGGAAAGTCAGACCCGAACTATATATCCACGGGTCAATTCGACTAAGAGGTTTACAACACGTCGTATCTTGTATGAATTTGACGGCATGCGTTGTGGGGTCGATCTGTTGGCCACCACTGCATCCAGCATTTATAGGTATATTAGGTGGACAGTTAAGTACACGTGTACCATTGTATAGATATCTATAATCACCCTCATAATAAAAACCTTCGCTGACATGTGAGATTTTGTATGGCCATCGTATAGTAACATTTGGTACACAATCTGACATGAACATGGTTGTACCAGTTGGACATTCGCTTATATAACATCTATTTGTGGACGCGTCCCACGACACTGTGCCTTGGTGTATGGTTGCACCGTCCACTCTAAGATTTGTACACGTACATCCTGTGAATGTTGGGTTTGAAGCTGATTTGAAATTTGTTGGACAATGAATACATTGGGCTGTACCTGGACCCGGTGAATATGTTCCAGATGGACATTGTCTGCAGGTGGACCCGTATGGCTCTTGTCCTGAAGGACAACTTGTTATACACAATTCTTCTTCGGATGACCAAACTTGAGGACTCGCACACGTACACCCAGTTTGATCTGAGTTGACAGTTGTCCCTGAAGGACATGAATAACATTGGTTCGCGAGTGAATTAGCCTGACCGAATGCTGTAGTTGTTGCAGAACCCGGGACAGGTGCTTTATAATAAGTGCCTACTGGACATGGAACTGGCTTAAAGACTCCACCCTGTGTACCAGCTGAATTTGCACAATAATTAGCATCTGGACATGGGTTTTGTAGACTCGATAATGGGCAGAAAGCGCCTATCTCACATAGAAGTGGCTCTATTGTACCTACTGGACAATAATGCGCTATTGTTTGGTATGTAAATAAACCTGAACCTAAAGTAGCTGATAACGTTTGAGGAGTTACAATTCGAAATGTATTAGGATTTTTTAGATACGTTACTGGGCCGACAACTCCATACACATTTGCAACGGCTCCAGGGGCAAAATTTATAGCCGTCGCCAGGTTTAATATTATGTCTAAACCAGTATAGGAACTGATTGCTACATTTTGTATTGTTTGGCTCGTAGGAAGTATACCAGTGTCACACGATGTTGGAACAATGGAGCCTGTTGGACAAAAAAAACCGAGAGGACATTGTATCTGTGATGCTGGGATACTGCAATAATATCCTTCAAGACACTTTCTTGTATCATTGGTGGATCCTTGTGGACAGTAATTTCCAGGTGTACACGGAGCGCATGCATTTCGACCACCAATTGAAAACTGACCAGCCGGACATATTTGACAAAACTCGTAAGAATGAAGAGTTACAACACCGTACCCAGCTGTGCAATTTCTTTGAGCATTTTCTTCTAGCGTAGTTGCCGCTGATGCTTGTGCAAGGGCAGTAAGTCGATCGAGTTGAAAGCTTGGAAAAATAGCAGATGGATTTGAAATTGAAATAGGTTTATTTACATGTATTCCATTCACAATTTGTGTATCAACTTTAAAAACAGTCGACCATTGTGTTGAATTTATGTCGGTTCTATTTCCTGTTCCAGCTGGTACAATAACTCCACGATATCCAGTATTGTTATGGTCCATACGAAATATGTCAATAGGTGTTAAATTAGTTAAAACAGGGGGATAACTTTGTAAAAGTATTTGTGTATCTTCTACACACGCATTCCATGTGTTGTTACATGCAGGTCCCTCGAGACTACCACCATTGGCAGTATCACACGAAGATCCTGCATTTGTATAACAATTATATAGTAAATATGTCCCCGGACATGCACGATCACATCCCTGCTTGTAATAATAAGCGCCAGTTTTTGGCTGAAGAGGTAATGTTCGAAAAAGCCCTAATACTGCATATGGATCCGGTAATGGCCCCAGATCGTAACAAAAATTCAACAGTATATCTGCAACCGTAGGATGTGTGTTTATCTGTTTCCATGGATACAAAGATGTATCATTGTACCATGAGAGCATATCTACTTGACTCTGTACAAACATATTCTTTACTAGTGCTGCGTCTATGAGAGACCCCTGTGGTATAGTCTGTACTGAAATAGACGGGTCTATTGCAGAAATGGTGATTGAAGAATTTGTAGAAGCAGTTACCTGAAAAATGTTGTGTATCACAGTAATATAATCATTTACACGTATTTGATTTGTCGGTGTTATATTCAACATGATTGAATGTACGTCTGTGATTTGTGTTGGCGTAGTCGTGAATATCGGAGACAAAATACCAGATCCTAAATATACATTCCATTTATTTGATGACGAGTCAATTACGTAGCTGTTCGAACCAAATTTGAAAAATGAATTCATCGACAGTGTCGTATTGGGTTTAATCTGAACGACACTCACATTGTCTTGAGTTGACACAAAAGGTTTAAAATATGTCCCATTAGGTAGTAAAATTTTATATCCATTATCTATGTAGTGAACAGGTGTGATGATAGAAATATCACTACTTGTTAGTTCAGCATGCGTCCATCGAGTATCTGCGGCCCCATATTGAGGAAAACTTGCCCATATAGTTTGTTGGTCATCAATACACAAAAACGTTCCACCATTTTGTGTATATGCAACCACTGGTGTTGGTGTATTCGTCACCGCCCATGGTATTATATTATATAACCCCAGGGTCAGTCTTGGTGATGGATCACTTCCCATATTTTTATATAGTAAAGTATCTCTCCACGTCGTCGCGGTATATGTCCCAAGTTCATTGGTTACATGAGTGTCATTCATACTTCTGAGAGGACATGACATACACGAGCTAATATCAGCTATCGAAAATGTAGTTACACCAGAATTTACAAGGGTGGTTATATCCGCATTGCATGCCTGATAATTTTGACAAAAACTTCCCTCGAAATTTAAATCACCCTCATCTAACGCACTTATAGGTGGTATATTTGGATAGGTAGTTTTCATGAAACCTACACCATTTACAGTGCTGTCAGGTGTAAGGCTTCCTGTAATAAGTGTACACGTACCTGTTAATGTTCGGAAATTAAATCCATTACATGCGGTATTTACAGTGCATTCGTGTGCACACGCTTCTACGTTTGACGCGGCATTCACTATACCGCCGCTGTATGCAACCATACTAGCCGAATACGTGTATCCAGGAGGTTCGATCATTATCACCGGAATTCCGTGTTTAGAAAAAAGTGAATAATCTGCTGCACCTGTTGACGAAGTGTCGACAACATACGGAATTGATGAATAAAGAGTCGCTGTATCGGTAGAAAAATCGTATCCCACATAGTTACACGTGGGGCTATTCATGCATGCTTGTAAATTACTTGCCAAAAACGACGGAAACTGTTGAAATTCGACGACTCCTATAGTGACCGTTCCCGTGACCAGAGTTGGAAATTTAAATGACGTAGTTGTGTAATCGCTAGACGATGTAACATTAGTAATTTTAAAATAATTATTTAAAACAACTGGACTAAACCCACTCAACGTGACACCATTTCCAACTTTTATTGAATCATTATATGGTACGACAATTGTACAATTTACTCCATCGAGTACTACAGTTGAAGGAATAATTGAAACAAATGCACCCGTATTTGTAGAATATACTGTCTGCGAGATTGCCGAATGTGCAACAGTTTCTAACGCAGCATTATAAGGATCTGCCGCAGTCGGGTCGATAGAATTATACCCCGTGAGTATATCACTTTTTTGTAATGCAAATGGATCTGATTGAGTTGACGATGCCATGCAACCTTTTCCATCAATTGTAAAAATGTACCCAGCTAAACAGGTAAAACCAGTCGATCCATAGTTAACTACAGCATGTGCTGGCATGGGACTACATGGATTATTTATCTGTGAATTATATGTGCCGGGTGTACATTGTGTACACGTTTCACCTGTACGACCGTATCCCACTGGACAATAACATGTGATACCATTGTCATTACTTTTAAAATTTCCAGTACATGACATCTAAATTACGTGGACAAATTAAACTCTGTTAAAAGTTCGCTCAACGAATGGTAGTACCGTTTCAGGTCCTTTTCAAATCGTTTGTCTGTATGTTTTTTGTTGACATACAGCCACGCGAGATTCGCCTTTGAGTATTTTGTACGTGTCTGATTTTCGGTCGGCTTCCTCGGACGTGACGTCTTCGGCTCCTCTGGCGCCTCTGGCGCCCTGTCTATAAAACTAAGCGCTTGCATGCACGTGTCCGCAAGGTCATCCTTCTTTTTGTGTGTGTCAAACACCGAAATCCACTCAGGCTGAGTCTCCTGAAGAAATACGCGGCAGCGCTCGATGGACGCCTTTTTTCGCTGTACGTACAGTGCTCGCCCTGGGCCAGAAATGTCTGGAATTTTATGTCGCGCGTCGTAAATAACGACATCCTTGTCATGACAGAGAAAGTACGTGTGCAAAAAATGCTCGACACCCTTCATCGTCTTGTTCTTGTCTGGCTGCTTCTCGATGAGCACCGTGTGCGCATTCAGGGTCCACTGGCGGTCTCTCAGGTGCGTCTTGAGCGACTTGAACAACCCATCCGCGTGTTGAGGCGGGACACCTGAAACGTCCCACTTTTGGATCTTACGAGTTTGTTTATCGATGAGACACATTGCAAGGTTCTTTATCCCGACATCGATACTTAACAATGACATACTTATTAAAGACCTAGAGTCTTTTAAGTAAAGATGTCGTGGTGCTGGTGGTGTTGTCACGGTTTTGAAGGCCCGGCTTTGCATGCACCATATAAATATGACGACAAAAGACGGCATTTTGATACCATGGGAAATTTTTGTTCGTGGGAATGTACAAAGGCGTACCTGCTTAACGAAGGTGGCCCGCGTGCAGGGGAGAAGCAGATGCTCCTGGCGCTCATGCGACAGCACGCGTCAAAAAAGTACGTGCAGACGAGGGCCGCACCGAAACGTCTGTTGCTCAAAGAGTTTGGGGGGCCGCTCACGATTGAAGAATTTCGCTCCGGGACGTCAAACGTCCAGTTGTATATGCCATATGAGACGCACCGAGTTCCTATTATAATTGCATCCAACGCAGTCCCAGCAAGAAGGCCGGGGGATGAAGAGGAAATTGTACTGAAACGGCCCAAGCCTCTTCCGCGTGCAAAAAGTACGCTCGAAACCTCTCTTGGAATTACGAGAAAGTCGAAAACTTGAAGTACCGACATGCGTGTATTTTTTTATGTGATGTAGACACCTAAAAATAAAATCCACTGTGTTTGTAAAAATGTCCAACCACGCCCTCCGCGACTATGCACGCGGCAAGTTTGAGTCGGTTTTCCCAGGGAAACCGGTCAAGGCAAAACATGCCGAGATCGCCATCTACAACTGGACAGTCGACAACACTATTGGGCGAACATACCGAACGAAACTTGGCCGGATAGAAGAGGCTCCGTCGTGGGAAAACAAGTTGTTTCGTGCGAGATACAAGCAGCGTCTTCTCAGTGTTCTGTTCAACATTGACAAGAATCCAGAGCTCATGAAAAAGATTAAATGTCAAGAACTGGAAAAGTTGACACCCGGGCAGATGTGGCCAGATGGTCCACTGGGGACGACGGAGCGCAAGATTCGAGAGTTTGATACGAAAAAGGAGATGGCAAAGGCGCAAATGGACCGGGAGTACGAAGGCATCCTGACGTGCCCGAAGTGCAAGTCGAGAAAAACGAGCTACTACCAGATGCAGACGAGAAGCGCGGACGAGCCGATGACAACCTACGCGCAGTGCCTGTGCGGGAATAGGTGGAAATTTTGTTAGTCTTCGTCAGGTTTTTTCATAAACGTATGAGTATAGAATCCACCATACTGAAGAATAAAATGACCGATAAAGAATGCGATGAAATATGTAAAAAAGTCTTGGACTATTTTAAGTTTGTTTTTTTCTTTTCGATCGACCGCAATCATAATGACGGGGAGGGCTCCACACAGAGCCATGAGAAGACTTTCGAACACGAGAGTACTTAGGGGAAGCCCCCCTCCGTCTCGAACAATGAGTGCGAGTAAAACCATGAACCCTACAATTATACCTAGAATGAACTTGACTGATTTCATTTTCAGTGTATGTGCAATAAAATTCTGTTGCGCCTGTTCACCCTTAGTTAAAACTCCATCTGTCGCAGCCTTATTTTGTCCAGAAAATTCCATCACGACATGAAATAAAAAAAATATTAGAAATGCTGTGATGCCAACAGAAATAGCGTCACCTATTTCTCTGCCGCGATTGGCTGCGATATATGTAAATGGAATGGCGGCTGACAAACCGAGGACGATTGACTCGCCAAGAAACGAGCGTGCATTTGTACTTATAAAACTTGTATCAGCATTGATAAATGACAAAATCACTAAAACTAAAATAAGTGCAATTTTTGTTCCGAAAATTCCAATTTCAAATACATGTCTCCCCCCGTGTTTAACGCTTTCGATCATTTCTACTACTATTAAAGAAATAATATTACTGAGACATAGTATGAGTCTGGTGCGCGTTCTTGTAGATGTTGGCATAGAAAAGAATGTATTCATGCTCGCTCGTGTCGTGTCCCAAAAAGGTGAAATGTATACTATTCAATTTCTGAGCCCGACTGAAGAAAAAAAATACGAACAGACTGTGTACCGTTACGAAGAAGAGACGTACGATATCGACGACGACAGTATAAGTCACTATTACGACTCTTCGAATGAAATAGATGCTGGATACAAACAGATTGATTCAGGATCGTGGATTAAACTTATTAGCGACGACGCGGATGAAGATTATGTCCCAAGCGAAGAAGAAGAAGACGAGCAAGAAGAAGAAGACGAGCAAGAGTTTGAAGACTTTGACGAAGAAGAGTTTGATTTCGAAGACGAGGACTAAAGAAACACCTCATACATATATAAATGTCAATCGTATCCAAGTTTGTCTCTGCATTCGATCCGATGAAGCAGAGTCATGTATCATGGCTGAAAAAAATGACTGACATTGCAGAGAATCTCGCAGATCCCAATCGTCACCAGGATCTCGTCTACGAGGTCAACGCCAATCCACTAGGCGTTCAGCTCGATAAACGCGACGCGCTTATGTGGGTTGAAATTCATTTTGGAGTCGCCATGAAGTACACTCGGGCCGTCCTCAACGCAAAGGCCATCATCCCAGCCATTGGTAAGGCGGCCACTTCAACTCAGGGGCTAACTACTGTCTCTGAGGAATAATTCTTCGAGGTACGGTGCGTGAAATTGTTCCGGAACATACAACTGGAGTACATCTCCATTAATTTTAAATGTATTTGAAATATGATTTATAACAATCATATCAAAGAAATGTTTTGCACAAAATTCTTTGAGTGAATCTTCATCCGACCATGAGACTGGTGTAATCAGTTTCAGATCATCGACCAGTGTCTTGTGAGTAAAGACAAGTTTTTCAAAATCTGGCCATACTTTATTTGCGAAATAGTCAGCCTCTACCGTCCGCCCAAAGAGGATCGCGTCTCGTTCTCTTTTGAATGCGACGACAGCTGTTTTTGAACCACGTGCATGCCACGCCATGACTGTATTTTCAGAGTTATGCAGGGTAAACAATGGGCGGAACCCGTATCGGACAGGTGGCGGGCGGACGGATGTTTGCATGTTTTCTATTAGACAATTTTTTCAATTGCGCGATCTGCCACACTGTCCGTCTGTAAAACATATCCGCCTGGTATAGGGATCAGTTTACGGAACCGAGTTTCCTCTGGGAAATCTGGGCCAGGTGCGTACCCTGCGTAGGAATATGTGAGTGCTAAATAAAGAACGATTACAGCGAATACAAAAAACAATGCAGATTTCTTCACCATTTATTAGAGACTAAGATTTTTTCACCAGGTATGCGGATGACGGTGTCTTTAAATTCGACGGGTCCGGGAGGCACAATGGCATAAAATTTGGGTCGCAGGGTGGTGGAAGCGACGCTGGAAATGGAATGGTTTCTGAGATGCCATGAAGATTACTCGACACGCACGTGAGCACAAACCCATCTGGACAAATATCAGACGTTCCACCCATTGAACTAAAATCTGGAAGAATGTACGACTCTCTTCGACGATACAAAACGAACGCTACGACAAACACGATCAAAAACAATACTACAACATACATTACATTGGTCCGATAATTTTTTTCAGCAAATTTTCCAACTTGATAATTGTCGGCAGCGACACATCGCACATTTTTGCAATCCCTTCCCTCGTCACGTTATATTCTTCCAAAATATGAAAGAGGACAGCGGCGGCGACCCCCTTTGGCGTCTTCCCCATGAGCGTCGGGTGACGCTCAACCTCCGAACATATGCGAATGGTGCGCTGGCGAACACGCCCTCGAATCTCATCTGGAATGGTGACCTGGTTGAAGATTCGAGATATCAAGTCGGAGGACCGAGTTGTCGTTGCTTCTTCGCTCGGAATAGTCTCGCGGAACATGTCAGACGTACGTGAAATGTCTTTCGGTGGGATTCCAAATCCATCTGCAATCTCTTGAATTGTCCGAGCGACGTGCGCGTCCTGGCAGGCTCGCAGAATACAATTCGCCTTGATGCCGACGCGAATGGCGCCGCGTGTCAAAACTGTCTCGCTCAATTTTCGGTACATTATTTTCGCCTGAAGCATAACTGATTCAGGAAGATTGAGGCGTGCGCGGCCCACGCGATCGAGATCTTCATATGCGTGATGCAGTGAACGATCACGGTGGTTCATGGACGTGTGGAAGTTTATTCTGGCAAGACGTTTGTTTGCATAGGTTCCCGAAGAGTGAACTGACATGATAGTTCCGGCGCCCCACGAAGCACTAAAAAGTGTTGTGTTGACTGGAGCACCGACACGAGATGGGTCATGCCCGTCATCGTTCGCACCACCATTCCACTCTGGTTCATCAGATACAAAACATGGATCTGACAGTCCACATGACACGCACGTCGGAAGGCCATCAGCATTCATGATACGAGACCCCTTTCTGTATGTATGTTCATCGTCAATTGATATAATTTCTCCATCGTCTATACAGTAGGGGCACCGAAACTGAGCTGATTCAGATGTCTCTGCTGTAGACTGTGAACGACGGCACGTGTCAGCAATGGCAAATATTTCATCGATGTTCATTTTGTGTCGACAAACGTGGTTGCGCTCATTTAGCGTTGAAAAAACATCTTTTTTTTGTATGGACCCTCTCCCTCCAGTTGTTGATATGACGCGTCAGGTGAGAATCGAAAGCATTCTGCAGGAGGCTGAGAAAAAGTCCCTCTTTTCGCCGTTTAACATGTTTGCAGTCAGTGTTGTTTTTCTAGTTGTCTTTTTCATGTACAAGCGATATCGAGATAAAAAGGCGACCGAACGTGCTCACGGAGCTCCTATACCACCAGCTCCGCTGAAGATGGCGTAGACGATGTGCTCGTCATCCCCACCTCGACGAGCCGTGAACGCCGGGTGTCTTTCGGTGGAGCCAATGACATGTGATTTGCAAGTTTCTTTTCGAGTATATTTCCCTGTTCGAGTGCAGTATTAAATTCCGCGAAACATTCCTGTAAAAAAGCCTGACCTTCCGAGGCACGCTGACTTCGCTCAATGCTCAATTCTTTTGAAATTTTTAGCGCAAGTCGTTTCATGAGAATTGACGCCCGCAAAGCATTTGTCATTTTCTCATTAATCTTCATATACAATTGAATAGAGCCCAGCACACCTGTCCCTGCTGATAAAACGGCATTCAAAATGCTGACATATCGTTGCTCCATGAAATCGTTCAATGCGATGGCGGTGAGCGCATTGATAGCTGAAATAACAAGTATCGGTATATTGAATTTTGACGCGAGTCGAGTGTACGCAATGTGATCTTTTGTGTGATGAGCATGCAAATCATTACATTGTTGCTCAAGTTTTGTAAGATAAATTTCTTCTTTTTCGTCCCAAGAATCCTCTCTCATTTATATAAAACGCATTTTTTTTCTGACGTTATAATTAAATGAAGCTTGATGTTGAACGTATCATTCTGTGGGCCATTATCGCTATCCTCATCTTTATGGTGTTCCAGCAGCGTCGTTCTGGGTATGTGACAATGATGAACGGGGTATCATCAAACGTAATAAGTATATTTGATTTGATGGAGTTTTCAGGAGTTGTAAATGATGATAAATTAAATACATATAAAGAAATTCTTAAGTTGGGGCCAATCCCAATGGTCAGGGGAAGTTTCTCAGATATATGGAATAACGTAATAACACAGGCACCAGTATTTGACAATTCAAACGTGATGATGTTCAGACAAATGTTCTCAGCGTCCAATACGGTACCCGTCATGAAAATGTAATAGGTTTGCACAACTTCTTTGCCAAAGCAATTACTTTTGGCTTGAATGGCCCAATGACGTGCCCAAGAACATCGATATCTTGTGGTTCGAGCTTGTATTCCTGGCAGGCGGAATAGTCACCATTCTGAAATTGCAAACGAATGACAGAATCGAGCGCCTCACGTGTCAATTTATTTGAACGTCTAAAAATTGCATCAAGTTTTTTACGACGCATACACATGTTTTGATATTTTGTCCACATGCTTCCCGCACGCGGAACAGTCTTCAATGATATCATATTTTTGCATGGCTCTATGCATGATACCATTGTAAATAGTGGCATGATAACACCCCAATCACTTTGTTCGTACACATCGGTGTCGATCAGATCCGCCTCAGACATGTTATCAGCGATACGGCTCATAAGGTCTACATCTCCGTTGATACGATCCGGGTAGTTTTCCTGTATTATACTCCAGACGTGACCATGTTCATGTGTGATATCTCCGATGCGGACATCCTGCCAGTCACCTCTCAACAGACGGTGTACATACTCTTTCGGAGTTTCAAATGCATCTGGCGTTCCTTCAAGATGTGCTCTTCGAAAGTCCTCTTTGTGTGGACATTCAATGAGGATTGTCTTTGGTGTCATCTTGACCGGTGTATGAGAAATGATGACAGTCGGGCTATTGTTTGAAATTGCTCCTGTGATTTCACGAATCCCTATGAGATCCGAGACAGCTTCCCAATCATCTATAACAATGGGGGTACGTGTTCCTCGAAGACGTTCGAAAAAATCAATCGTCCCCTGTTTTGTTTTGAGAACATCAGATTCAATTGAAACATATTTTGAAAATACCTTTTTAATGTACGTCGTCTTTCCAGAACCAGGGCGTCCCCAAAAACACGTGAGCGTCCCATTTTCAAAAAGGTTTTGTGTTTCAATTGTATCCATGGATGATGAAGATGAATCTATAACAAAGCAGCTCTTAAGTTTAGCATTTGAAAATAATGCATTTGTGCCATACATCGGTTCATGGATTCTGTTCAACTCTTTGTGTCTTGTTTTACTCATATATATAGCCATACGAATTTCTTTACACTAAACCACGTCGAATTAAATATGAATGGATTGTCTGTGGGGGTTCGTTCAATAGACTTTTATAGACACTGACGGGATCGATCCCCTGAATTGCAAGAGACATGACATACAACATATAGACACAAATTGTAGGTAGTACCTGAATCGGATTCTTTCTCATATACCAAACTGGGATGGCGTGGATAGCCACTAGGAAAAGTCGAACCTGAACTGTCATATGTGACACAGATATGAATATGATGGTTCCAATTAAATTTAAAATCATAATCAAAAGAACTGAAAACGGAAGCCAGGGGCTCAGGAGTGCAAGAACAAACCCCCAATACGAAAAAACATTGTACCACGGCTGCATATAATAATATTTTGATTTTATAAAATGAAGACGATTATAATTCGAAAAAGTCCTACACCTCATAAAAAATGGCGAGCATTGTTTATAAATGAAGGGAAACATGTTGATTTTGGTCAGAAGGGATATTCTGATTATACCCTACACAAGGATCCTGTCCGAATGGAGCGTTACATCCAGCGTCACCAAAGAATGCACGAAAACTGGACGTACACTGGTCGGTATTCGGCTGGGTTCTGGTCTCGTTGGCTCCTCTGGTCGAAACCATCGATGAAGTCGGCGATCGGCGTCGTGCGCAAAAAACTTTCAGGCTACCTCGTCCGTCATGAGCCGGGGCGGGGTGAGCGCGTTCACGTTATACAGCGTATCCACTGACGCCTCCATAAAACCCTGCTGCTCTGATGCGCTGAACAAATCGTCCAGGCTCGCTGGATACATGAAGTCGTCTGCTTCGTCGATGGACACCATCTTGATGGCCTGCATGCGGAATGCATCTAGCGTCTGCAACGCGAGATTGTCGTGCACCATATTATCAAGCGGCTTGGGAAACAGATACGGTGGTACATCAACTGCGGCTATCGGAGAATCGTCTGGTATCTGAGTAGGAACAGTGACAGTAGGCGAGGGTTCTAAGGATCCCATCAGTGGGGGGGTTGCGTTTGTCGATGGCTCGTCATAGACAACTTCTCGAAGAGACCCACGAGACTGGTAATTGCTACGGGTTGTCGCAAATATGACGAGTACGAGAAGGCCAATCACAAAAGTCCACACGATGTATGGCTTGATTTTAAAAGGCTTCAGACCACTAACCATTAATTACACACCAGAAAATGTTTTCCTGAACTTAAACAGGAAAATGTTTAAAACAATATGACATTTGCGCTGTGTTCTTTATCTGTAGGGGATGAATATAAAAAAAAAGTCGAACTCTGTACAAAGAGTCAGAATGACTATGTAAAAAAACACGGCTACGTATTCATCACGGATGAGTCAGTCTACGACACGAATCGTACACCCCCTTGGTCTAAAATTCGGTTGATTCAAAAATATCTACGTGATTATGATTACATGGTATGGATAGATGCAGATGTGATGATTATGAATAACGAACGGCGAATTGAAGAATTTATTTCACTTGTACCGGATGACGCGTTTTTGTTTATTGGCAGAGATTTCAACAACTTAAATTCGGGTGTTTTTATTATTAGAAATTGTGCAGAGGCTTTTCAGTTTCTTGATGAAGTGTGGTCAAAAACCGAGTACCTGAACCACGAATGGTGGGAGCAAGCTGCCATGATTGATCTGTATCCAAAGTACAGGAGGCACATCCGTGTTTTGCCTCATAAATATATATCCATAATGAATGCGTACGATTACAGAATCGATCCAAAGGTTCATTGGAAACCCGGAGACTTTTGTATTCATTTTGCAGGTGTTCACCAGGCAGACATACTCAAACAACTTCAGTTGGTATACTCAAACCTACAATCAAATGATCACGAGGGGTCGCAGCGTATAGAACAGTACACCAACGAACTAGCGTGTATTCTTAAAAATTACCAAAAGACCGCGCCAGCATCGCTCTGACGCGAGAGAATCTTTGTTGAATAGATAATGGCTCAGTTTTCTCTCCCGAGTTTTACGAATGATATTGGCGAGATTTGGAAACCAAAACTCTCCACTCTCTGGCGCCTTTTCGCACACGTCGTGATACACGAGAATTCCATTGTCATTGAGCAAATTGTCAAAGACGTACTCGAACCACTTGTCGGTGTTGAAGTGATCCGCGTCACTAAAAATAAAATCCCATTTTGTGTGCGCGCTACGAACAAAATCATACTCCGAAGACTCTACAATTTTTGCACGCGTCCCCTTGAATTCAGACAAATCTGGCGGAGGGGCCCCCTTCTCTCTCCAGTCGAGCCAGTTATCCACCATTGTATATGTCGCAGGTGAACCATACTGTCTATTAAGCTCACCTGTTTCATTATATTCGATGGCGGCGAGAATTTTGCGAGCCGTAAATCCACTTCCAAATCCAAGTTCAAGAACACTCTTTGGCTTGTGACACTTTACAAGATTTGCAATAAGATCGCCGTGACAGAAATCAACCTGCACGGGATCCATTTATTAAAGAAAATACTACAATATTCTTTAAATGCGCCTAGTAGATTCTTTTATGTTTTATAATGAATTAGATGTACTCGAACTTCGACTGACGGTACTCGACAAATATGTTGATCGTTTTATTCTCGTTGAAGCCGAGGTGAATCATTCTGGCGGCCCAAAAGAATTATTTTTTCAAAAGAACAAGCAACGTTACGAGAAATGGCTGCATAAAATTACACACATTATAGTCACGGCTGAAGAATCCCCAAAAGATAAGGACCCGTGGTCGCGTGAAAAATATCAGAGACACTGCATTCTTCGTGGCATTCAGGATGATGATTCAATTGTAATGATTAGCGACGTTGATGAAATTCCAGATCTTTCGAAAATTAAATTGTCGCCATACGAGACGCGTGCCGTGCACATGTGGATGTTTGAATATTCATTTGATTATGTATTTACGGGCGAACCATGGTTTGGAACAGTAATCACACATGTAAAAGAATTGAAAACTCATGGGCCAAATTATTTTAGGGACAATAGATGGAAATTTCCCGTCATTCAATACGCGGGGTGGCATCTTTCAAGTTTTGGAGACGGCTCCAGGGTTGCTCTCAAAGTAAATACATTTGCACACGCATTCGACTCCCACGAGATTCCATGGACGGAGGAGACATTTAATCGTCTCATTTCAGAGGGGATACACACCGACGGAAAGACCCGTCTGCTTCCTCGGCCAGATCACGTTCCCTTACCTGCCTCCATCGAATGTCTCACTCACTTGGGAATATTGGGTCGCAATTTCACTCACCGTTCTGAACACCTCGGGGGTACGTGACACATCGTAATTGTGCGAGGTGGTAATGCCAATCCGAGCCGCGTTAAATACAGCATCCTGGTTGGCGCCAAGATATACAAATTGCCATTTTTTCATTTCGACGAGATCCTTGATATGTGCAGCGGTGTAGTCGTGTGAAGAATTCTCCTCGCCGTCAGTCAAAATAATCACCATCGCATCGTCGGCAAGATTCATTTTCAAAATCTTGCCCATGGCGTCGTAGAGTGAAGTTCCTCCACGTGGAACAAACGTATCACGTGTAAGAAGTGGAGCTGTTTCAATTGCGACTTTTTCATAAATTATATCAAAATTATGATCAAACATACATAGTGTCATTGTGCCGCCCAGACTACGCTGGGATTCGATAAATGCGTTCATACCGTCGATTGTGTCATCGCGGCAGATTTCCATTGAACCGGAACGATCGAGGAGGAAAAGACGCTCCATTTTGTAGTATCAACTGGTTTTTCTTTTATGTATTTCGGGTGTTTTGTGATGCCCAGATAATACCCAAGCTGTGTCTGAATGCCTGTTATCTGGTACACGAGCGTCAAGAGTATCGCCCACGTCAGTAAAAACACTGTCCAGTGCTTCACTTTCAGTGCATAGCCCACGACGCCCGCCCCTAAAAAAATACCAAGGTAGTCCATCTACTTCTGCATGGTATTATATTTTGACATCCCCTGGAGGCGGTTCAAAACCATCAGCACAAGCACCGACAGCAGGGTGGTGAAGATGGCGCTCATCAGGTAGTAGCTTCCGCCATTCTTGGACACGTTCACGAGCTGGGAAATTGACCAGCGAATAACATCCATCCATGCGATTGCTGTGGCGAAAAAGAAACCTGCTGAGACAGATGGCGCGAAAGCACCTGCGATACCTGGAACAATGCCCGACATTTACTGTACATCAAGAAAAAAATATCCTGGACCAAGGTCGACATATGGAATAGGATCTTCCTCCTCTTCGTCTTCATAATCCTCGCGCTGAAGTATGACTGCATACTTTACACGAGTTTGAAAATCATCCTCCTCCTCATCCTCTTCGACAAAAGGAAACATCACTATTAGAAACTCTTAAAGTTTTTCCGTGCTTTTTCAACAAAAAATGAACGACAGTGAATACTGGGCCTACCATTTTGACGGTGAGACGACGACTATCCACCGTCATTATCCACATGAAAAAATTGTACACTGCCATGACGTCCAAAAGGCGTATTACTTGGACGTCGATGGGAACAACAAGGGGCCGGCGCCATACAATCCCGTGAGTAAGTACCTTACGCACTCGTCTGATAATCCTCCATCGCCTTATTCACGGCATTCTTGATCGCCTCCTCTGCTGGACTTTCAGGTTCCCACGCGTGCCACGTGTCTGCACATTCATTCATTTTCACGGCATACTCGTTATCTGACCCTTCGTACCGAGTCCATTCAACCTCTTCTTCTTCTTCTTCTTCCTCTTCGTCCTCGTCCTCGTCCTCGTAAATTTCTGGGAATAAAGAACCAATTTGCTTCCCGGTGACGTGACGTGCTGCATACATGAGACCATAACACACGTCTTTACCGGTCACGCAATCACGACCGGTCGCTTTTGCGTAGTGCCCTGCGAGAACCATACTCGACTCGAGTACGGGCAAAAATATATCGATGACGGATTGATCCATTCTAACTTTCAACGGATAAAATCTCTAAGTTGAAAGTTTGCATACCCAGCTGAGGTTGATGTTGCACCCAGGTCTGTAAAATTTGCAACGCTCGAATCGGCATAACAGGTTGCACCTGAATATCCCCCGCCACCTGAATATATATAACTCACTGCAGGTTGTACTGTACCCACGGTTACTGTAGTTTCTGATGGCGACGCAAATACAAATAAATCGAGATCTATAACCTGAATTTCTTGCTCACCATCATACACTCCAGTTCCAGAAATTAGTATAATGTACAGTGCCGGATACCCGTGCGGAACAGATGTAGTGCATGTTACAGTACCATCTCCATTTGGTACTATACTTGAAATTGTAGTCACACGACCGACTGGGCCAGCTCCTCCACCAAATCCACCTTCTTCACGAATAGTATTTTGGCCATACTGATATACGCTTCCGTATCCGCCGTTGACATATGCAATGGGTTGAACGATCGGAAAGAATGGATCAGTCGATGCACCGTTTGTCAGGTATCCTGCACCGTTGTTACCATTTCCGTTGCCAAATGGTTTAAATTGACCAGATGTTCCTCCATTTCCATCTCCGCCACTCGCGATAATCAGGGGGACGCCATTTGACACGATAAATGTTCCGCCGCCACCACCAACTGTTATATTGTCGTCACCATACGCAGTTGGATATGGCTCAGGAAGTTGACCTATTATCATCTGTACAACCTGCCCCTGAGACAATTTGACACTCCCCGTGACAACTCTCCCATTATTAGTGCTTGTTGCACCTCCTGCCGTTATTTGATAGGTCCCAGACACAGGGACTGTCCAGTTTTGTATCCCATTGATCACCGACCAACTTCCTGGGGGGCTTTGGGTATAGGTATTTGACGATGGGCCAAAGGCACCAGTCGACCCGAGCGTCGTAAATGTAAAATTTATGACAGGAGTATTTGGTGTGTATATTTTTGGCGTATTCAGGGTTTCGCTCCCCCCTTCTTGGACGGTGTCAAAGAGAGTGTGGACCGCACCCTGAGAAACTCGAACAACTGAATGACTTATGGCGTAGACTCGAACTTGTCTCGAAAACGAACATGGTGTAAGTTGTAATGTGTGCTGCTGTCGAGACAGAGCTGAAAAGTTTACAGATCCGGTGGACTGATCGAGGTGTTCTGGATCAAGAGCAAATGAGTACATGTAAAATTGTCGGCTAGGGACTCGTGTGTGATTTTCCAAGCCCTGTATCGTGCGAAGATACAATGGGAACCCGAGTTCAGTAGATTTTATTATATCAACGCCGTTGAGTTGCAGCTGGAGTGTAGACAAATGATCCTTTCCCTGATTTGTAAAATCGTACCCAGCCGCGCCATCGGTCTGTATGACCCAATACAACTCTTTGACTGGTCGTGTAAATTCTGTCAAAAATGATGTTGTCGTGACCCCAGCGCCAACAGAAAATTCAATTCTTTGCACTGTGTGAGTTAAATAATCAAATGTATTTGTTTTAAAATAATCTCGTTCGGCTTGTGTGATGTAGACGTAATCAACAAGTAACCCAACTTGCAGTGGAAGCGTCCAATTGAGCACTGCGAATTCACGACTTGATCTAAACTTTACGCGAAAGACTGGCGGTGTATCGAGTGCGCATAGTGGCAGATGTATTTTAAAAGGCATTCGAATGTAATAATCGGACAGGTTGCTCGTGAGGCCTTTGCCGAGAAGACTTGTGAGCACCTGTTGTTTTCCAGCCGGGACCTGTATGTCATTCAAAAGTTCGATTGACTCGCCGTAGTGACGCTCGATGAGACTATTTTCGTATCGAAGTTCGACAAATTCAATCATTCGTGTCCCCGCGGAATCGTCGACAGGACAGGTCTGTGGCCACTGGACATGTAGATACATATTTCCAAGTGCTATATCACCGGCTTTGGCGATCCATATAGATATATCATCGCCAAAGTGGACATCCTTGGGAAATTGAAGTCGTGTCACCTGATGTGAAAACTGTGCTGGGACACTCATTAAATTGAATGAATATTTAATTGAACATCAAACCGCCGATCCCCCCCTGAATAGAAATGATGTTGTAATTTCTGACCCAGATGGTTTGCGCCTGTCCAGCAAAGACCTGGTCACGTATGCGTGAAAAGTTAACTGTCCCATTCGGCGTATAGGATTCGGGATTCAATTCAAAAGGTAAAACAGACATGTTTCGAATTGGCGTTGACGTGTGTGTTTCAAATGCCTGAATAGTTCCGAGGTATGTATTTGTACCAATGTCGGGTGTAAGCATTTGCTCCCCTGCAAACGTCAGTGTACTTTTGTTTGACAGATTGGCGTATTGGAATGGTGAAGAACTCGACCCGGTGATCCACAATTCCTTCACTGGGCCGTGGATGTCCATTGTGGTAGTGTCCGTCACCTTTTGAGTTTGTACAATGCCTACGAGCGCGTTTTCGGGCGGATGTTCTGTCGATTCGTAATCAGCTATTATACTTGCCTGAAATTCTGAATTTTGTGTGTACGGATCGTACTGTGTGTAATGGACCGTCGCTGGTAGGCCCGGATCAGATGTAAACATGTACATGTACCGAGGACCGGTTGCAAAAATTTTCGGAGCAGAGCCGTCAAATTGTACAGGTCCATTTGTCAAATACTGATATGCTAAACTATTTGTCGTATCACACTGAATAATGGTAGAATTTGTTGACGCGTACAAATATTTTCCAACTGGTAAAATAGTTTGAATTTGGCCAATGTTTAAGCCTCGTTCAGCAAAAACCACTGAAACCCAGGGCCCAATAGTGCTGGTGGGAACCCATGTAACTCCGTTTGACGAATACATGGTTGTACCATATCCAACAGCGACGAACTGGTTATTCCCGTATGTGACTGAATTCCAGGACCCAGTGACGCTGGTGGGAACCCATGTATCTCCGTCCGACGAATACATGGTTTTTCCATTCGCAACAGCGACAAACAGGTTCTTCCCGTAGGTTACTGAATTCCAGGCCCCAGTGACGCTGGTGGGAGGATTCCATGTAAATCCGTCCGACGAATACATGGTTTTTCCATATCCAACAGCGACGAACCGGTTCTTCTCGTAGGTTACACCTCTCCAGAACCCAGTGACGCTGGTGGGAGGATTCCATGTAAATCCGTCCGACGAATACATGGTTGTGTTAAACCCAACAGCGACGAACTTGTTATTCCCGTAGGTTACTGAATTCCAGGATCCAGTGATGCTGGTGGGAGGATTCCATGTAACTCCGTCTGACGAATACATGGTTGTGTTCTCCCCAACAGCGACGAACTGGTTATTCCCGTATGTGACTGAATACCAGAATCCAGTGGCGCTGGTTGGAACCCATGTAACTCCGTCCGACGAATACATGGCTGTGTTAACCCCAACAGCGACGAATTTGTTATTCCCGTAGGTCACTGAATACCAGTTCCCAGTGGTGCTGGTGGGAACCCATGTAACTCCATCTAAAGAATACATTGTTTTGTTATCTCCAACAGCGAGGAATGTATTTAATTGTATTTTTGGTTTTAGTGGAACATATGCAAATACACCATTTGTATAAATAAGAATATTTATACTATCTATGATAAAATAAATACTATTATTTATTACCGTCCCCATACGAACAAGATACCCATAACTGGAATAATCTAATTTCGTCCATTGACTAAAAGAGTATTTATACATTGTACCAATTGTTTTTGTCATTAAGAACATATCTGTACCTAATATGATAACACCATATGCATCTGTAACTGCTGCGTCTACACTCGTCGTAATGTTTATAGTCGTATAACTCGATGTTTGTAAAAAGTCTTGCGTCGTATCGTACAACGTCAAATACAAATTAGGCGTCGAATCCTGTGTCAAATAATAGATGTACCTCACATCGGCCACAATGGTTATAACATTATTTACCACACATGGTACATAAAAGTTTGAAATAAATGACGTATAATTTCCATTAATAAGCTGATCAATATTCCCTCGAAGTACGTATCCATTTGTTGTCAATATGTACAACGTATGTCCAAGGACACAAATAAAATAAAAAGCTGCGATAGCTTGATATGAAATGTACGTATTTGTTTCCGTATCATATACAGTAAGTATACCTGTGTAACTCAACAGAAGTATATAATGCTGGTAAGACAATGTCGCCTTTATGCAAAAGGTTGAATTTGCAACAGTATTGACATAGGACGCCGGGTCGAAAAAATTACCAGACCCTGGGTTGAGTTGACTGGAAAGACTTGTATATTTTTCAAAATCAATTTCAACGCTCATGTTTTGGTGTTTCATGGCAGACAATGGAAACTCATTCATCCCGAGTGGAATGTTAACATAGTACTGACGTGAAAATGTCGATTGCGTCGTATCGAGCGTCCCATTCATAAGTTTTAAAATTGCTTTGTTTTCGTATGGAACAAGTAAATCGTTTTGGAGTTCTATATATTCTCCGCTGTATTCTTTGATAACCTGTTTACCAACGAGAATTCGAATAGCCCTGCACAGCTGATGCGCGACAGAATCATTGTAGGTTGAATTACTTGGAGGAAGTGAACCAGGTATCCATCCCCCCTGTACATATGTAAGTTGGGGAGTTGTAGGAAAAGTGAATACTGGCCCCTGTCTATAATCAAACCCCCAAAAGGCGGCGTCAGTTGCATTTGCGAATGTAATTCCAGAATATGTAGTTGATTGAAATGTAGTTGTTAACGGGGGTACAGAAAGACTTACATTATGTATTGCGACTACCACATCGCCGTAGGTCACTGAAGTCCAGGATCCAGTGATGCTGGTGGGAGGATTCCATGTAACTCCGTCTGACGAATACATTGTGTTGTAATACCCAACAGCGACGAACTTGTTATTCCCGTATGTGACTGAACTCAAGGACCCAGTGGTGCTGGTGGGAGGATTCCATGTAACTCCGTCCGACGAATACACGGTTTTTCCATTCGCAACAGCGACGAACTGGTTATTCCCGTAGGTCACTGAATTCCAGGACCCAGTGACGCTGATGGGAGGATTCCACGTAACTCCGTCCGACGAATACATTGTTTTGTTATCTCCAACAGCGACGAACCGGTTCTTCTCGTAGGTCACTGAATTCCAGGACCCAGTGATGATGGTGGGAGGATTCCATGTAACTCCGTCTGACGAATACATGGTTGTGTTAAGCCCAACAGCGACAAACAGGTTCTTCCCGTAGGTTACACATCTCCAGTATTCAGTGGCGCTGGTGGGAACCCATGTAACTCCGTCCGACGAATACATGGTTGTACCATTTCCAACAGCGACGAACAGGTTCTTCCCGTAGGTCACTGAAGTCCAGGATCCAGTGATGCTGGTGGGAGGATTCCATGTAACTCCGTCCGACGAATACATTGTTTTGTTAACCCCAACAACGACGAACTTGTTATTCCCGTAGGTTACTGAAGTCCAGTTCCCATTGACGGTGGTGGGAGGATTCCATGTAACTCCATCCGACGAATACATGGTTGTGTTAACCCCAACAGCGACGAATATAGAAGAAATATTATTCACGGTAAACGTGCGGTCCGTAGACCCTAAAACAGTATATATCGTACCGGTATCTGAAACAATCCGACTTCCAACTGGAAAATTGGATGATGAATCCGTCGTGAGCGTGTTTGGATTTGTTGGATTTGTAATATTCCATCTTTTATTTGTAAGATTGTTGAGCCACTGAGGACTATTTTGGGTCGTGTAATACTGTACAGTTGGGACAGTGACAATTCCCAATGTTGTCACTGTAGACGGAGGCACAACAGTTGGAACTGAAACCCCTGTACATACAAAACTATTTGCGGTTGGTATGGTCGTAATAGTGTACATATTTCCAGATATCTGAACGCTCGCACCGACAGAGAAATAGTGATTTCCATTCGTGTTTGCTGTCAGTGTTGTCCCCCCCTGTGTGACAATTTTCGTCACTGGCATTTGGACATAGACTCCCCCAACGTCAGTCGTCGGATACACATAATTTCCAGGTTGAATCGAATAAATTGGTGGCAGAGTCACTCGAAGCGTCAGATGCGTTAAATAATCACCTAGCGGTGGGATGGTACACTGTCCAGTCGTTCCAAACGATGTACCCTGACTATCAAAGGGTAATTCAACACTTTTCCTTGAACGATCCTCAGGTGCTATGTAATTTGTTTCGAAATATGTTCTGTTAGGCGCTGCTGTAAGCCATTGATCTTCTTGGCCATGTGCAGCCAGCTGAACTTGCGCAGCTGACATCTAGTATACAATAAGGAAAAAGATTGTCGCGTCTTTCAGCACGATTGAAATTCTATTGGTTATTATAGATGTCAAACCTTCAACTTAAAAAGTTTGATCCGAGTAAAATTGGGGATGATAAAGTGTGTGTATTCATAGGAAAACGTGGGACTGGAAAAAGTACACTCGTGACCGATATAATGTATCACAAAAAACACATTCCGAGTGGTATTGTCATGTCGGGGACGGAAGATGGAAATCACTACTACCGACAGTTTGTTCCAGATTTATTCATTTATGGTGATTACAATAAAAATGCAATTGAAAAAGTCCTCGAACGCCAGCGTCGAATGGTGTCCGTGGGGCACAAGACGAGTGCATTTTTGCTGCTTGACGATTGCATGTACGATAAATCCTTTATGAAGGATACATGTATTCGGCAATGTTTCATGAACGGTCGTCACTGGAAAATATTTTTTCTACTCACGATGCAGTATTGTATGGATCTGAGTCCAGATTTACGTGCAAATGTCGATTACATCTTTGTGCTCAGAGAAAACGTGATCCAAAACAGAGAGCGTTTGTACAAATCATTTTTTGGTGTCTTTCCCACATTTGACATGTTTTGTCAGGTGATGAATGCGTGCACTGAAAATTACGAATGTCTCGTGCTCGACAATACCAGCAAATCAAATCGAATTGAAGATTGTGTGTTTTATTACAAGGCGCCTATACGCAAGGGGTTCAAAATTGGATCAGACGCCATGTGGCAATACCATCAGAAAAATTACAACCCGAACCACGTCTCGATACCCGTTTCTACAGTGTCTCGGAAATCGGGTGTGACTGTCAAAAAGGTGTAGTCGCGTTTTGGTACAGCAAAGGTTTTCGTGTGAATTGATATATGTCTCTAATTGAGAATCTTGATTTTAACGGATCGAATGATATTCTGCAGTACATTCCAGAAGTGACTGAGGAAATTAAAGAAGAAATAAAAACTCCACAAATACAAATGGATTTCTCTACTCCAATTTCTGACGTCGTCCCCAGTGCCGAATTTAATATGCCCGAGAGCAACTACCCGCCGACCATGGGTGGTCCGTACAAAAACCCCCAGAACAACCGCGTCGCGGCGCTCAGTCTAGACAATGCGGATGCGGCTCCGCAGAAAGTGTCGACAAAAAACCCATTTGGTCTGACTGATGAGCAGTTTCACGCAGCAGTTGCAGGCATTGCTGCAGTCGCTGCATTTTCCAAGCCAATTCAGAGCAAACTGGGAGATGTTATTCCTAAATTTATGAGCGAACGCGGAGACCTTTCACTCACTGGAATGATTGCGAGCGCGCTCGTCGCAGCTATCATTTACTTTGTATCAATGAAAATATTGCATAATAATAAATGAGAACTGACGCGATTTCAATGAAGAGAATACGTGACGGAACTGGGTACTATGTCATCGAAGGTGGAACGCGGCGCAATTATTCGTTTGACACAATTGCCAGGCTCGCTCTCACACATGATTCACCTGCTCAACGCAAGGAATTAAAAAAACTGCTTCGAATTGTGACGGAGATGCCGAAACGGTCCAGGCCAGTCGGTCAGGTTTTGTTTTTGAGCCCTTTTACGCGGATGCCAGTGTCAACGCGGGATATTATAAATGTTCGAACAAATCGTAAAAAAAACGCAGTGCGAATAATTTCAAAGGCGTGGCACTAATTGCTGTATAGGAGGCCGGACATTCCATCCTTGATCCGGAGTACATTGTAGTTCATTGCGTAAAAGTAGTTGTTGTTTCCACCTGATATGGTTGTCAGGTTGACGCCGGCGGGTGCGACGATACGGTATGTGTCGATACGTGAAAAGTTCAGCGTTCCAGTTGGCTGAAGCTTTGACGTGTCCAGGCAGTAGGGGATGAGGCCAACCGATGCAGTTGCCCCAGACGCCTTGTAGCCGAACGGTGTGTGGTAATAGTGGGGGACATCCTGCCACTGGAAGAGGGAACGGGAATCGCCGATATCCACGCCGTTAATCTGGGTCTTGAAGTAGTAGCTCGAGGCGGGGATACCTGTTGTTGCCTGCGTCTGGTAGGCGGTCGAGTAGTTATTGGCTAGGAACGCGATAAACTTGATGGGGTGAGCCAGTGCGAGTTCCTGCATATTTGCAGCTGCTATGGGAACACGATTCACCTGCGTGATGAGCATATCCATGGGCGTGTTTGCAAAAAACTCGCGCTCAGCCTGGTCCAGGTAGACAAAGTTGGTCCAGGCCTCGTACTGCAGCTGGGCGTACGTGCCGTTGAAGCCAACCGTCGAGACGGTAAACCCTAATGGAAGAGAAGCCGCTGGGTCGATAAATGTAATCATTCCAGATGTAGTGGTAAATACTGTTGTGGTTTGCACTGGAAAGGTAATCTCGAGTGTGGCGGTACCTGTTCCTGCGCCAGGTGTTCCGCCAGTTGTAACAATCTGACTGATGGTTACTGGTCCAGTATATTGCGTACCAATAACCTGTTGCCCGACAGCTAAATTATTACCTGCAATATTTGTAGCCTGAATAATAGCAGACCCCTCACGGTCAACATATGGCTGGGCAGCGCTTAGCATTCCACGCGCACTGGCCTGTGGAATAATAACAAACTGTGCATTCTGTACAACCGCTGTTGTTGTACCAGCCGCACTGTAGTTGATTCCAAAAGAGACGTTTGACGTAGAAGACCCAACATATACATTTGTCATAGTCTGACCAGCATTAAAAAAGTAAACTGAACCATTGACTGGTGGAATAACATTCGTTGTTGTATTTGCACCATTGAATGTAGAATATTTGGCGGCAACTGCTAGTACTGCTGAACCTTGATTTCCTGCCTGTATTGTTGCCAAGCTTGCTGTATCAACTAGACCAGTATAGTAGTTTGTTGGTACAAACCAAAAGTCCGTTGCAGATGAATATGTTGTATTGAGCTGAGCAGCGGTACGTGGTGCAATTGCGGCAGCTGCTCCAGTCTGTACAAATGGCTGAAACTGATTTGTATTCAATGAAAGAACAGTGCTTGAATAAACTGTGTTTACAGTTGGATTAGGCACATTAACAACTGCCGCACCACCAAGTAGAGTCTGACCTGCTGCAACCGTTCCACCAGTTGCTGCTGCCGAGAGAACAAGATTGATTATTGGATAAAATGTCGTAAAACTTGTATTTGCTCCAGAACTAAAATTCACCTGACCAGTTGAAGTTGGCGAAATGACAGCTATATTAATTGTTGCTGATGTACTCGATACATACGTAATGGCAGAAATATAACCCATGGCATTTGTACCGAAACTACCGTTTGTACCTGGGGTTTGCGCAGTCATTACTGAATTTACAGTTGGTGCTGTTGTACCGGCAGACCATGTAATACCTACTGAACTATATGTAGCTGCTGCAGTAAGCGTAAGACCGCCAGTAACTGTAAATGAACCAGCAGAAAGAACAACATCTTGGTATCCTGCCAAAGTCCTAGAGTCATTAATACTTGTAGAAGTACTATTTGCAACACTCATATATCCAATAAAAGTACCCGATGTACTGCTGGTTGGGGTTACTGAGACAACTATAATATTTGGAGTATTATTTAGAGCTGTTGTAAAATACATACCTGGTACTATTTGCATTGCAGCATTTGTATATGTAAAAGGCGTTGTCTGGTACTGTTGTGATGCTGTAATAGTTGCATTTACTATAGTTACAGTTAAACCACTAAATGTCGTAACCCCTGTTGGAGAATTTGTTTTTGCAATTCCATAAGTAGCAGCTGCAGGTGTCGGAATAGTAGCTGTTGATGAAGCAACGGGAGCCGTGTACAGTTCGTAACCTACACGGTATCCCAGGTTAGCACTCCACGTAATGCGAAGTTCAATGTCGTGGTACTGGAGGGCGACGAGGGGCAGAGACACGTTCCAGTCCTTGCAGAAGAAAAACTTGAGGGGCAGGAATCCATTGATAACATTGGTAAGACCGTCAGTGTCATTGTTGAGGTACCGCTGCGAGTAGTTCTGTGCGCCAGTGACTGGCTCGATCTGGGTCATCCAGTTGATATCCTGGGTATCGATAACTTGGCCACCGATGAGCAAATCAATTTTATCTATGACTTTGCTCCAGTCCACGCCGGGGATGAGAGCGCCGCTGGTATCTTTTGCACTAAAATAAATATAATTCATCAAATCACCCTTCTTCTCGAATCGGATGGTTGAGATATTTCCAGCGGCTGGAGAACCCTGGATCAGCTGACGCTCCGAAGACATTGCGTAGTGAGTATACCGTTTGTAGCTTGAACGATAGAATGACACCTCTGGCTTTCCTGTCAGCCATGTGTCCTGAGCACCTGTTGCGACGAGCTGGACGATCCCACCAGACATTTAAGATGTGTCGAGAAAAGAAAATTGCTCAGTCTTTGATCATTATTCCACAATACTCGAGAGATCCTTCAATTGGTGTATAAATTTCCAGCATTTTACACAGGTCCTTGAGGTCTTTGAACGATCGCCAGAATTCTGGCGAGTGGTCGTACTCGTCGACTGTAACGTGGGCGAGTTCGTGGATCAGGACATTCATGGTCGAGTTGACTGAATCCATACCCTTGTCGAGACAAATGTAAATTTCGTAGCCCTTGTTGACGTTGTACCCAATTGTTCCTCGGTTCATTCTGGATCCATGGATGCCAGTAAGTATACATCGTCTCCTGAGTCGCGCAAATCTGGGGTCGACATTTTCAGTCGTTTGTAAATGATCGAGCAGGATGTCATACCGTCTGCGAATTTCTCGAAATAGGGGATCCTGTCGAATCGTATGTATTGTCGCGATAATCAGGGCCAGGATCAAAACTCCAATGTGGTGGCCCTTGCCCATGACTACTTATAGACGTAGAAAAACAAATTGTACATAGATGTCACTGATGGTGTGAGTCGTCTCCTGTAGAAGAGACGTCCACACGAGACATGTAAATTCTGGTTCGAGTGCAGTGCACAGCCGTTTCCCGTCAAGCAGTGGTTCGTATTTTGGCCCATCTGCGTAAAATGGACCATCCACAAGATGAACGAGTAATTGGTCGCCGTGAATTTCAAATCTATTGCCAAACGAATCAGGGCTTTTCCCGATCCGAGTTCGTTCTGGACACGTCCCGATGAGGTGCCCCCCTGGTTTGACTGCCGCCTTGATCGCCCGGATGCTTTCGTCAAACGAATCGACAATGTATTGTATAGAAAAGTTGTAGCAGACGACGTCAAATGGCCCCACATGTACCGCGTCTCGAATATCCCCCTGGCCAAGAAACCATACACCTATGCGAGCCGTGATGGCGCGATCTTCAGCTTCTCTAAGAGATTCTGGGTCTGGGTCAATGGCGACGAGGCGCGCCTGAACAGCTTTCCATTTGTGCCAATCGCCGCCGCGTCCGCATCCGCAGTCGAGAACGAACGATTCTGGTTTGACCCATTCCATGATGAGTTTACGTTTCGCGTCGTTGTGTTGTTTTCGTATCATTACTTAAAAGTTTCGCGCTCCTTTATTTTAAATGGGTTCTCTCGAGCAAGACTATCTGACTGTTCCTGGTCAACTCTATGCACTCATCTCCATGGTTGGCCCTGACATGCCACAAAAAAATGACCAGCTTGGTTTGAAAATCCGCGGGTGCTTTGCAACTCGGGACGACGCCGAACGTCACGCAAAGCGGCTCCAGAAGGAGGATGCACTCGTCGATATTTACGTCGTCGAGATGTACAAGTGGCTGCTGATCCCCCCTGATAATCTGAAGATTGATGACGTCCATTATACCAATGACAAGCTCGAGGAGATTATGACCAAGTACCGTGAGAATCAGCGTCAGGCTTCGGCAATGTTCGAGAAGCGCAAGCGTGATATGATGGCCAAGCCCCTCGAGGGAAGCTCGACGCCGTACATTGACCCCTCTGATGAAAACTCCAAGTATTATAACCGTCCGGATGTCCCGCCAATTCCTCATCCAGCCGAGCTTATCGACGATCTTCAGAAGGAGTTCCCTGACAAGGAGATGTCAGAGTTGGTCGCCATTGCTGATCAGCGCATCGCAGATGAGATTGAGCGCCGCCGTGTACAGCAGGAGGCGGAGCGCGCAGCTGCACCGGCTGTAATCATGGATGGTGGTCCTGTAGCTGCCCCTGTTGGCGGCGGAGGTGCATTAAATTTCTAGACTAACAGTAGAAAATGCACTGGGTTCTGTGGGCAAGTCTTTTTGCGATTGTGTGTGCATTGATTTATATGAGCACGCGTAAAGAAATGTACGCTCCTCCGCGAGATCAAAACACTGAACCGCCCTATGTGGACCCATCCAGTAACACCGTCCCAGATAGTCAAATGGCTATATACAAAGATATGGGTGGCCTAGATACACAATTACAAGCTGGAAATCCAATACTTAATTTTATTCAGGGTGATCCATCATCAAATGTGATATATGGCGATTTTGTCGCCAATGAATCTGATGGTGGGTCAGCAAAAATGTATTCTATTCAGGATGCGAGCAGCAACGCCTACATTGACAATGGCCAGTACTTACCTGAACTAACATCACCTACAATACCCTTTATCGGGGATTTACTCCCCCCCGTTCCTAAAAATATGGCGCTAGTGAGTCCGTCTAGTGTTTCAGTATCACAGGCGTTAACGACTTCCCCAGTAGTAACCCAATAAAAAATGCAGCAAATACAAAAATTATAGTTTCTTTTGAAATTTTTTCAAGTACATCAACCTGCGGCGGCGCGTGAAAAACCCTATGGGGTGGAGGGTGTTCATAGTACGAGTGTACGTCGTCCTCTTGATGTGGTGGCGGCGACTGGGGCATCGGAAAGGTCGGTCTCTCCATAGTCTGAGAGAGGTCCATCACTATCCTCAGAATCACTGTTCGTTTTAACTACAAAACCGTCGAGATTACCATCCTCGTCTGCGTCACTTTCATCTGAAACATCCTCGGAATCATAGGATGCTTCAGACGAAACATCACCCGACTCATCAGAGTCGTACTCTTCGGGTGCATAATCGTCGTCACAGACTTCGTTTGGTGAATATCGGACTGGTGGCCGGACAACGCGACCAGAACGAGTCCTACTGACCATGACTTCTGGGGTCGGGGAAGTGATCTCCGATGGCGGATCCATTTTTGTCGGCATCTTCTACCTCATCATGTGTTATTTCGTTTAAGTACTTTGGAAAAAAGTACACCCCCTGTGTACGTGCGAGTTCAAAAAGCGTTGATTCGCCTTCTATACCAAGCTGGATCGCAATGCTTTCGAGCTTTTCTTGGTATTCAGAATCATCTGAACGAGGCACGAAAAGCGCCAAGTTTCGAATGTCTTCAATCGAAGCATACAGTCCCCCGGCCCTTTGATCGATGGAGAGTGTTTTGTTTTCGAAATCCGCGAGGTGCTGCTGAAGCCATGTCCATGTTTGCTCGTCGAGACCCGAGTATGGGTGGACGAGCCTGAGAAATCGACTCTTCTTCCCACCAAAAGTTGGGAAGAAGATCACGAATAGACATATAAGAAGAATTATCCACAGCAACATTGCTACGTAACTCGGCTACTATACTCGGAGAAAGAATATATTCTCGTCCTACAAATCGAACCTTGTCCTTTCTCTTTTTTGGAAATTCCGTATTGCACATTTCATCAAAACATAATTGACATATTTTATCCCCTCGGATACCAAACCAGACATGGTTCGACTTGTGTTCACCCTGAATATATTCACAGTACCTCGAATCTGTCTGGACAATTATACTCTCAGTATTCTTTCTGGTCACGCGTTTAATTCTCGCATTCTTCTGACCCTCCATGTACTTTTGAATATACCGTTCCAGTGGATCGCACGTAATCTCGACATTGATCGACGTCTTGTCGGTTTCATTTGTACGAATGGCAAAGAGTGAAAGAACACCTGCGTCTGGTGTCGTAGAAAACGTCTGTTGCGTCTCCAGTTCGATCCATGGGACGTACGGCCCCGCGTCTCTCTTGTGTGACCAAATCATTCGAAGACCAGACCCACTGTACACGCTCGCATCAATTCTATTTCCCCATTCTGGGTCACCTGGAAGTTCGAGCAATATTCTTGTGCGAAGAGCAATGGCGTCTGTTTTTGAAACAAATGTGTCTGGCCAGTGAAAGTGGACACCAGTCTTGATTTGAGAATCGACACGTCGAGGTTCAGCTCGAGCGATGATACATCGTCCGGTGGCGACGACAGAATTCATCTGATGGGCGAGTTGTAGTATTTCTTCATCGGGTAGGGGGGTGTCTGATTTGTAATCCAGGTCGACAAAGAAATGAAATATATCCGTCTTTTGTTCGACAATGTATAGTTTTTTTCCAGTGTCAACACAGTGAACGTAATTCGCATAAAATTCTTCAAGTTGTTCGAATGGAACTTGAAGAATTCCGCCATCCATAAGAAGATGTGTCCCTGGTCCTCGTTCTACACGCCATCTATCCATACTAGTATATGCACCCGTTTCTTTTAGTCATCGTCTGAGTCATGCGTCAATCGACTCCAAAAGTCTTTAATTTTCGTGACGACGCTCGGCTCCGGCTTTTCTTCAATCTTCTTGAGCTCGTAAATTATATCGACTAGAGACTTTTTTGAAATTTCATCAATATCACCAAACCCCTGGGCGTCTACAAGCATCGCCGCAAATGCACGCTTTGACTTTGTCATCTGATGTAGTCATCGAAAATAAAATGTAGATTTATCCGTACTCACCAACGCTGCGTGAAAATCTGGGTTTGTTATGACATGCGTACGAATCATATCCCACAGATTTTCACGTGCCGTGATTCCTTCAAGGGTATCAAAATCAACTTTATCATTTTCATCATAATTTTTTCGAAAATACATTTGATGTTTTTCCATTTTTGTTTTTTCTTCGTTAAATCGGCGAATGATATAACTTTGTTCTCTTGATGTCATTGGAAGATCAATCAGATAAACATGATAAATGCTTGTCACATCGTCTTCAATGTCCGCCTCAGAATCACCTGGGCCTTTATACTTTGTCTCAAACTGAAAGTACGAATAGGTCCCTTTTTTTAAGTTTATAGTTCCACGGGTCTCTTCTTCGAGTTCTCGGACCGCGCATCGCAGGGGGTTTATAACTTCGCGTCGCCGGCATCCCCCTGTGACAAATGTCCACTCTTGGTATCGCCTATCATGAACAATGAGCATGTACTTTTTACTATCAATCGTCATCACTGGTATAGCTATGCTTTTGTGCCGTTCCCGGGCTTTTCGGGAATTGTCCATCCCTTCCTATTGTTTCGGAAGTAAAATAATTTACTATTTTTGACCCACGTGACGCTGGATTATACGTAATTAAAAATAAAATTCCAAACACGAGAACCCATTTCCAAATTTGCATTTATGTTACTATTTTTTTTATTTGAGAGGCGTCTCTGGTGTAGCACTAAATGTGTGATTGAATGGATTATTTTTGAGGACACCGGCCGCCAGATTAAGGCGATCACTACGTGGGTCAGGTTGACCCTTGAACACGTTCAGTGTATCGTACTGGGGCGGCAGGTAACGATATCCTTTGGATGCATCTGCTGGACGAACGGGAAGAGCGCCACCCTCGAGACGAGTCTGTGTGTTTGCGCCGACTGCAGCTCCGGGATCGGCGCGTACATTCATGCGACCAGGATTTGCGGCGCGGTCGGGGTTGACGCGATTCTTTGACCAGCGCACCGGGTCATCGTACGCTGAACCATAATGTTCATAGACCATGTACTGTGAAGGGCCCATTTCAAGACCATCCGTACGTTTGCCCGTCTCCTGTCGATTTGTCGTCCGACGCGTCTTTTGAAAGTCTGGACGCTGTTCTGGGCCAACAATGGCACCCCCCTGCCCCTGGCCACGGGTCTGCATCGGCTCGTAATGAGAAGTCTTTGATAGTTTTGCAGGGTGTGTGATGGCGCCCAGTGTCGTTCCGCCATTCTTTATCACTGGATTCGCAGGTCCACCCCAATTTCCAGGAAGATTCGTCAGACGCTCCTCGTTTATATTGTTCGGATAAATTCGAAAAAACTGCTGGAATCCTCCAGACGCCGGAACGTCGGGTTCCAACCCAAGTCCTTTTCCGACATATACTTTATCGGCAGGGGTTACATTGTTCATCCGATTGGTCACAGGCTCGCGGCTCGCATCCGGCGTGTACACCGGCTGGCCATACGGAAACCGCTTTCCATCCTTGACAATGTCTCCGAGGTTGGGAACAGCATCCTTTGGTTTTAAACGAAAGTCACCAGAAAAACCACGACCAGTATTTGGCATAGTATTTTTGTTATCAGATACATGGTCCATATTTTCACGAATATCATATTTTACAAGATCAAACTTTGATGTCTGTACTGGGACTGGAGCAGGTTCTACTGCCCTCTGTTCTTCCTTGGCGTCGCTGATTTTCTTTCCTGCAAAAACCAATCCTACAACGGCGGCGAGGGCGAATGGGTCCATCTATTACTAAACTATACTTTTATTTATCGGTGGGGTAGCGTTTCGCGTATGACATTGATTGATAAATGGCAAATGTACTCACTGGGTCCCACGGAAGAAACTTGTTCACTGGGTCCTTAATCTCCATGTGTGGGAAGTCATATGGCTTATCTGCATAATATTTGTTATTTCGGGATGTCATTTGAGAACGAAGAGCGTCGTCAGTCATCACTATGTCGACATAATTTGTATTTTTTGGTCCATAGTACATCCCGTCTTCAACCATCAACAGTCCCGGCTGAAGAACACTGCTCGGCATTTACTGTAGAATGATATTTTTTTATTGATTACCACCACCCATACCTCCGTGGCCTCCGCCAGCCCCACCGCGTATCTGAATAACCTCTGGACCGCGTGCGTATGGCCCATCTGGGTTACACTGCGAAGGATCGTCTCTGCACATTGGTGCAAACGGTTTTCCAAATGCCGCATTCGTAAACGCAGCCTGGTCATTTGGCCACGTGGATGCAGCCGTCGTGTAAAAGTTGCGCTCGGCGTCGCGCTTGCGTTCAAATGGATGTATAGAATCCCATTGCTGCTGCACCTCTTTTTTCATAGATGGATACCACGGCGCCTGTTGATTATATGTCGGATCGTCGCCTAGGAGATAATTGGCCATTGGGTTATCCCGTGTTGGCATACGAATGCCGTCGAGAGATGGACCCGCCACGGATGGCCTATTTCCATCTGGTATCATATTTGTACTGTATAGACCGTAGAGAGCAGCGAGCACAAGGACACCTAAAGCCACTATACGGGCATCTCGACGAATGAGATACACGAGAACTATGGCATAAAGAATAAAGCGGGTCGTTGCCATGACTCGCTCTTCAGCAGTCTGACGTGATGATGGCCAAAAATCGAGTAATTTATCTTTTTGAAAAATTTCACGTACATCAATCATTCTAATGTACACCGAGAATTTTAGTCTAGACCAGGGACCCCTTTCCACCCTTGAGCAGGTTTGACATGAGACCATTCATTGTATTCATGAGAGCATCCTCGTCGAGCGTGCCGTCTGACGTGGTTGCATTTTCCTGGAGCTGACTTGCACACTTCTGCGCGACATTCTCAATCATACTTAGCGTCTCAGCTGGGAGTGACGAAATAGTCGTTCCGAGAATGTACAGCGTCTGTAGATACTGCCAAATGGCGCTCTTTGACGTCTCGGACAGATCAGAGTTCCATAGACGCTGAATGTCGAGGTCGTTCAGAAATGGAACCTCTGCCGCATGCGTCTTGAAAAACTCTTCATCCTTTTGCATCAGATACTTTGCGTAAGGACTAATGCTTGACATGAACTCGCTCAGAGGCTTTTTCCCATTCGTCTTGCGAAGGAGGACAAATGTATTCTGGTACTTTACCAGCTTCTTCTCGTCAGGAAATGTGAGAACAAGCTCGTCGAGAAATTGCTGCATCATGTCATTGAAAGCGTTCACTGTGGTCGCCATTTATATTTTATTGCCGTGTATGCTTTAGTTAATAAGGAGTCGAGGTGAGTGTTTCGCGGTGCGCATTCCCCTGATGAACAATTATATACACCAAAAATGCAACCAAAAATGCTGGTTTAAAATATGCAGAATTTGGAAGCGCCTTTTCGTTATTCATCGACGAACGTACATATATATATGCAATTGTTGCAGATCCTCCAATAATTGCAGCCGTAAAAGGATCCCGAAAGTGATGGTCCATTCTACTATACATTAGGATTTAATCTTTTGCGTCATCAAAAAGCGTCTCTTGGTGAACTGGAACTTCTTTGACCTCCTCCTCTGGTGCAGGCGTCTCCGGCTCTGGTGCAGGCTCTGGCGCAGGCGTCTCCGGCTCGGGTGCAGGCGTCTCGGGCTCTGGCTCGGGCTCTGGTTCGTTCATCTCTGGATCAGCAGGGTCTGGGCCGTTTGACATGTCGAGTTCGCCAGTAAAATTTGGAATATACGTATCGAGAATTTGTTGCACCGGGATGAAATCATCGATAACTTCTTTGATTAAATCATTAAAACGAATCGACAGTTTATGCCGCAGCTCGTCGTCTGAAATTTTTTCAGCAATGACGTGCGGATCCTTATATAGGCTCTTTGCGGCTGCAATATAGCACGAGTGTACAAAGACATCATTCGAAGGGAGTTTAATATTTATTTTTTTTGATTCACTGGAGATGCGAACTGCGGACATGATTTTCACTGAAATTACAAACACTGCCGCGAGTAAGTTTGGAAACATGGATGTTGATTTTATTATGGCATCTGTATGCTGTTTTACCATTGTATTGTTCCAGTGCTGCACCTCCTGAAGAAGAATTTGATATCGCATGAGCGTCTGGCGTCCACCGGACACCTCTACAGCCTTTTTGTACAACTCGTAGAATGAATCAACCATAATGGGGGTCATGGCGTTACACAACTTGTGTGTAAATTTTCGTTCAGCCTCTACCAAAATGGCAGTGGAATCCATTACATTTGAACGAGTTTATTTTTTACTCGACTTGCCGCGAATCTTTTCTGCTGTTTTTTGAAGATTTGCGAGTGACGGAATTTCATCCATCGAGTGGTCTATGACAACCACAGATGGTTTTGATTTTACATCTCCCCATGATACCCCAAATGTCGCCTTGGCAACCTTGATGACTGTAAATCCTAGTCGATCGAGCTGCCTCTGAAGGTAGACTGTCGCCTTGTCGATGTCGTACGCTGGAAATCCAATTACAAATGGTGGGACGTGAATAAAAGTAGACCGTTCTCCAAGTTCTGACGCATTTTTTATTTTACGACAGAGCTGTTCGAGAATTGCTTTGTATGTTGCTTTTCGAATGTCCTGTTTTTTCTTTTCATTTTCGGCAATATCTTGTGCTGATATCATTCTCATATTTACGCAGAAGAAACTACAGCACCATTCCACGCAGCGGCGCTTGCATTGTTCATCGTCGTCTGACGCATTTGCTCAAGCCACGTATCCAGTTTCCCCTGATAGCCCTGTGTCTGTGTTTTCAAATCAGCAAACTGCTTGTCGAGGACCACCTGCGTGTCTTCGAATGTGGTATAGTCACCGCCACCGGACGCAAAGGGTTGAAACACATCTGCTGCGCCTATTCCTGGCATTGGCTGCTCAGACAGACTCTTGATATTGCCATCGCCGTCAGCCTGAATATCGTACTGGACACCAAAGTACCCACGGGTGTTGATAAACATTATACGGGCGTTGAATCCGGTGGACCCGTTCGACCCAGTCTGCTGATTTATGTAAATTGTCTGAACTGGGTAGACGTCTGGATTTTTTGATTGTATATTATTTATAATTGTTTGAATTGTTGCAGGGGAGACTGAAACAGCTGAGTCGGTAAATGTCTCACCCTTGATGAATGCATCCCTGTTCCATAGCATAAATCCCAGTATGGCAAGGAGAAGAAATACAACAATGTCCTTCATATATAAAGAGGTGAGAAAATTGTGCGCTGATCTTCCTGGATACAAAAAGTATAGTATACTAATGGCCACTCTGGTCTACAGCGATCGGTGTCCGTACTGTACTCAGGTTATCCAGGAAATCCGAGAAAACCCAGCACTTATTCACATGATTCGATTTCATAATGTATCTGTGAGCGGAGTCCCCTCGAAACAAATTACTCGCGTCCCGACGCTCATCACGAACGATGGCAAATTGCTTGTCGGAAACGATGTTCGTCAATGGATCGAAACTATGAAACCACAGGAAATTGTAGAAGAATTTGATCAAACGAGTCTGTCTGGTGCAATGCTCGATGATTCAGATCAAAATGAATCTGGCAACTTTTTCGACATTGAAAACTTTCACAAAACACTATCGCCGACCATGACACGCGAACTCGAGGAAAAGATTAACATGAAAGTAACCGATGCATACCAAAAGGGGAGTCTAAAATAAAACAGCGTTGAGATATCATGGTACGTCTGAAGACGATTCAGGCAAACGCCTTTCGAACTGTATTTGAAGTTCTTAAAGATATAATTAATGATGTAAATATTCTTTTTCGTCCAGACGGCCTTCTTGTAATTACACTCGATACAGCAAGGGTAACACTCGTTCACTTATTCATGGCGGCTGAAAATTTTGAAGAGTATCACTGCGACCAAGAATATACGGCTGGCCTGAATGTCGCCAATACATATAAACTTCTCAAGTCTGTTACAAATGCTGACACACTGAGTTTACACATTGACAATCAATATCTTTTGCATATTAAAATTGAAAATACAATCAAAAAGACGTCGACGCTTTTTGATTTTAAACTACTTGATATAAACGATGACATGTTATCAGTCCCTGAAATTGAAATGAACATTTTGACAACAATTCCAAGCATCGACTTTCAGAGGATAACACGAGACATGTACAATTTGTCACATGATATACATATACGACGTACGGCGCATACACTCGAGCTTGAATGCGAAGGGGGTTTTGCGACTCAAAAAACAGTCATCGAATGCACTGAACCTGGACCACACACCCCAATTGGAAACTTATTTTCACTCAAATATATCAACATGTTTACACGCGCGACTGGACTGTGTTCGAGTGTTCAGTTGATCCAACACGATAGCGACGAGAATATGCCTGTCGTATTTCGCTACACTGTAGCAAACCTGGGGGAGCTTAAGTTTTACCTGGCTCCCAAAGCTGATTAAATAAATTAACTCCATAAAACTTTGGTGTCTGCTTGCGAACCAGGCGCCATTTTATACCAATTGTAATTCTTCCTATTGAAAATTGAACATGAGGTGCTGGAGCATACATGTTAAAGTCTGGCTCGCTTTGCGTTGGACCCCCGTAGTATTTTCGAACAATCTCCGTGCACTCCGTGCCATCATCTAAACATGCATACTTTATAGGGACTATAAACTTGGGACGAGCATTTTGTATAGGCCATGTACCGATGTGAATGTACTCCTTCCCCCCAAAGTAATATTCAATTTTTCCAATCTGCCCGGGAGACAAACTGGTGACCGGGACAAGTGACAGTTCATCATCGATACGAAACATTTGCTTGACCTGAAAGTTTTTTGGCCGAAATTGTTCGATGATACGTAACATAACTAAAAGTAATTTATATTATTAAAATAATGGAACGACGCTACCATGAGCGTATTAGAGAATTTCAAAAAAAAGGTTCGACTGAAGAAATGTATGAATATATAGCAAAATGTATACCCTTATTTAAAGAGTTTGAAACTGCCGGTGGACAGAAGAAGGATGTGTACGAAAAATATATGGATGAAATCGAGGGTGTTCAGGCACCTGAAAAATATCCAAAAAAGAATTGTACACACTTTGATGTATGCAAAGTATGCAGGTCAAAACAAAGTCAGTATCTCGACGAAATCACAAGTGATATGATTTGTACAACGTGTGGGGCGACAGAGTACGTCCAAAGTCAAGAAGTTGGTTTTAAAGAAGAACAGGAGATGGAGCGTCACGTTGTCTACTCGTACCGCCGTGAAAATCACTTCAACGAATGGGTCAATCAATTTCAGGCAAAGGAGTCGACAAGTGTGCCACCCGAACTTATAGAACAACTTCGTGAAGAGGTTAAAAAACAACGAATCAAGGATGCGAGTGAGTTGACGCACCGTAAAATTCGCGAAATGCTCAAAAAGATCCACATGAATAAATATTACGAACACGCACCATATATAACCACTATCCTCAATGGTGTGCAGCCACCAACAATGCCACAGGCGTTGGAAGATCGCTTGCGCCTCATGTTTGGGCAAATTCAAAAACCTTTTGAAAAACATTGCCCAGAAAATCGCAAAAACTTTTTGAGTTATTCATACGTGTTGTATAAGTTTTGCGAACTTCTTGGCGAGGACGAATATCTCCCGTGTTTTCCGTTACTAAAATCCAAAGAAAAATTGTACAAACACGACATGATTTGGAAAAAGATTACAATTGATCTCGGATGGGAATTTATCGGGACCACCTAAAAAAATATCATATATCAGTATGGAGGAAAAAATAATCGCGCTCCATAGCAATGTACTGAAACACCTCAATTCGGCAAGTCTCGCCCGCATGACAGCTGTCTCAAAACTTATGAAAAACACGATACAGGCGAACAAGTCGCTCGCCAAAAAGGTGCTGACCGAAAAGAAACGTATCGATAGCCTGCGGAAAGCGGTGAACACAGGACTCAAAATCCCGTACAATTACCCGACGACTCGTTCAAATATAAAACGCGGTAAGGTTATTCGTCGGAATATACGATTGGCGTCGCCTTCAAACGCAGCTCGCACAATTAAAATCCCTGAAAATGCTGACTATTTTCGGAAAATTGATGCGACCGTTCGTGCTCTGAATAACATTCGCAAGTTGCCAAAAAACAATATGGTCCGCGAGAACAACACCAACGGTCGCCGTGCATTTTCATTTAACGCGAATAAACAAAGGTACACTCTATTACCAAATGGGACACTTCAGGTTTCATATTACAGGCCGGGACAGGGGATGATAACGCGTTGGATATCAACAGGTGTAAAGCTTTCAAACATCCTTTCAAAATCAAACCGCCGAAAGATGTTCGAGCTCGAGTGATTCTCCAAAATTTATCAGCATAGCGTCAGGGATAGCCAAAAGTCTCATATACATGCGTGCCTGAATTCGATGCTCGTCCTTGAGTGAGCGAACAGATTTCAATTCAACTATTAAATTTGAATTTACAATCAAGTCTGCACGAATATTTCCAATTGCATGCCCGTCGAACATGACTGGAATTATTCGTTCAGTTTGATATGCTATCCCCTCCTGTCGCAGCCCAACCTCCATCGCATTGTGATAGACCCGTTCGGAAAACCCCTGCCCGAGTGATGTCCACACGCGTCGAGCGATGGTTGAAACAGCCTCTTTCATTTTCTAAGCAGCTGTCGGTGGGTTTAAGTTGAAAATTGGCATAGTCGAACGCTGTACGTTGAGATAGTCCCCCTTGGTCTTGAACAGACGGCGTTCCTCAACCATATGACCACGATAGACAACCGGAAATATCATCGCATCAAACTGTCCTTCGGTCGCAGAAAATGTGGAATGAATAGATGCGATGATTTGTACAGGGAGCACGTCCCCAGGTTTGAGCACAAAAGTCCACTCCTTGGTCGCCTCCTGTACCGTGCCGACGACTTCATCATCAGGCGCAAGAAGACTCTGAAGCTGAGTCGAATCCTGTGTAACAAAGCTTACAGAGGAATATGTCACTTCAGAGAAAGCGCCGGACGTGTGCACCCGATCGATCCAGTACTGCATTCTATAAAGTAATTTAATGTCAGTTTTAAGTAGATGATTGTGTACGCAGATTCAAGACTGCGAGACACGACACTGTACCCATCTGGAAATTCGTACACCCTTTTCTTACAAACACCGATACGTAATATAACAGGCGTTGATTTAGTTTCAGCAAAAGTTCCAAATACAATTTATAATTTAACAACAAGTTCAAATGTTATTCAAATTAAGACAGACACAGTGACATCGAATGTTTTCATGAACGCTGGATTTTATTCGACATGTTCTCTGATCGACATATTTAATTGTCAGGTGGCGAATGTTAGTCTTGCCTACATGGACGAACAGGGTAAATTTATATTTACAGGAAATGTACTCTCACTGACGACGCTGACGCAAGAAATTTCAGAAATGGTTGGGTTGCCCCTTGGAAAAACAAATTCCGTAAAAACATCTACAAACCCAGTGTACAAAAGTTTGTATCCAAGTGCGAATGCGTTTATCACGTCAACGAATATAGTAAGTTTAGAAATTAATGATTATATATGGCTTGATATAGTAGAATTCAGGACATCATCAACATCTGATGCACGTAAATTGATCCTTCAACCCTCCGGGTCGTACACCACACTGAGCAATACAGCCGCCCGGTCATTTGCAATCATTCCAATGGATGTCGCATCGGGAAATATAAAAGCATTCAAGGAGGCTTCAGATTATCCTATAAAAACTGAATTCCCTTCGCGAATAGATTCGCTCGATAGACTTACTATTCAATGGATTGATAAATATGGCATTCCGTTGAATTTTAGGGGTCGTGATTTCAATTCATTTACTTTACGTATTCATACGACGCATGTTCCTATACATCCCGAACGGATTGAAAGTTTACCTGCACCCATCCCATACGAACACAATCGTCAAACAATTGTTTATGGCGCCATTGTTTCTCTTGTGATTGGACTGTTATTAATTTTAATTACTGGGAAACGTCGTTAGCCAGTGAAAACCCACGAATGGTTGATTGTTCCTTTTGAGTCGTTTCTCCTGGGACACGACGACGCTGGCCAACCGTGAGCAGAAAAAGTATAATAGCAAGCAGTACCAGGATCAATAGCTTCATATGTACTATATACTAATATTTTCTTCGCACCCAAGAAGCATTTGATAAGATCGTGCGAGTGGCTGTTGGAGATGTACGTTTTAGGTATCGCGCAAGAACCTCCAGACGGCGGAAAACAGTGAGGGGCGAATTTTTACGCATCGCCACCGAAAGCGACTTGCGGCGAGATGACACTGGCGCCGCAACAGTATAGCCATACAATTTCCCGGGGCTTAGAGGAGGAAGAGTGTACGGGCCTTTTCCTGGAAGACCGCGGTTTTTTATTGCGCGTGACTTGACGTGAATAACATGCGGACTTGATTTGCGGCGGTACGAATACGCACGACGTGTGATCATCTTATTCTATTCTGACATAAAAAAACGAGCCGAGTATTTGATAAATGAAATACGTTGTCGCAGATTTCGAGTCTACGCCTCAAAAAGTTATCCACTCTATTAGCTTCATCCCTGTAGAGGTCAATAGAAAAAAACAATGGGTTTCACATGGAAGACACCGAGACCCTGAGTTCAAAAAGAACAACACATTGACTCGAGGTCACATGCGTACGATTTTCATAAAAGAATCATTTGAAAATCCGTATGTGTACCTCCATGACAGAACTGTCAATAAAATTGGAAAAACACTCATGTATGGAGGGGAGGATATATGTATCCTCCCGTATCGTGAAGCCCTCCTGGAATTTATCCAGTGTGTCCACGAGCGTGGAGACGGCAACTGGCTCGCGCACGCCATGGACAACGAATTGGACATTCTCCAAACAACCGACACACATTTTGGAACTGGGCTATTCCCCAAATCACTGCGTCATTTTCCAGATGAATCACGTCTAGATGGGTGGTTTGAAATCGCAAAGGTATGTACACAGCAGTTGTTGACATACCGGTGCCCTGATTTTTTCAGGGCCTATGCGGCGTGGATGACCATGAACGGGATGAGTCATGTCCAATTTTCCTCCCGTCTCGAGGATTTCACTCGATTCGTACGAAATGATCGAGAGTACACCCAGAGGCACATTGCCCCTGCGGATGTCATGGACTTGTGTGATGTACTTTCAGTAGCACATCCCCCAATTGACGGAAAGTCGTTTATTGTGTCAAAACCGATGGCAAATTGGAGTGATATCCAAACGAAAACATTTTCAGCTTCATTTCAGTCGACAAGCTAAAATCAAATATTTCCATATTTTTTATAGATATATCAATAGTTTGCATTGTGTAGCGATGTCGTAGACGAGCCTGTACACTAAAAATACTCATAATAAATGATTTTAAATTTTTTGTATCATATGTTTTTTCATGTGGCCAAACACAGCGAATAACCTTTACGTCATCTTTCCCTGTGAACACAGCGCACGGAGTCTCTTCTGAAACTGCGCCATCCAGGTACCTGTTTCCCTGATAAAGAACACTGGCGAACAGGAATGGGACTGCGACGCTCATGCACAGCGCATCCACGACTGACATATCTGGACTTAGGCTGCAGGAAAAATATTCAGTTTTATTTAAATTGACACAATATGAAGTAACATATAATAAAGGCATATCTGGTCGGATGTCGCGCAGTTCCCTAAATGTTAAATCTTCCCGACTACAATATATTCGAATAATATCGACAATAACTTTTCGAATTTTTGATTGACTTATGAGACCGAAATCTTTTAAAAATAATTTTATATTTGGTCTCATGATATCTTTGAGAGGTATATTGATTGAATAATCCAAAATAGCATTTATATTCCCCTCTGCGATAATGTAAAAAAATGCCAATAAAGCACCTGCACTTGCGCCCGTAATTTCTTCGAGATTGTGTAATTGATCAGAATCTCGAAGGGCCGCAAGTGCGCCCAGAAATGCAAAGTATGTCATCCCACCTGGTCCAATGGCCAGGTATTTCATTTATTTTTTAGTTATTTTTACTTTTAGACTCTAATAGTATTTGGCAAAGGATTTACGCATAAAGGAGAATGCGAGTGCAAACACGAGGGTGTGCACACCGACGGCGATCAGAGACGACTGGCCGCCATTACGGAAGACACCTCGGGAACCTGGGGGGATGGTGAGAAGAACACCTGGCGTCAGTGCGACGAATAGAAGAGCAGGCACAATAAGGTCCGCTGGACGAAGACTTATCTTGAGCACGAGACGAGCGATCAGGTAATACACCAGAGACAGGACGAGCGCATGGACAATGACTGGGCTAGGACCCACGCGCAAAAGAAGCCCCGGGCTGAGGAGGGCGAAGAGTATAGCGGGTGTAAGAACTTTTGGACCAGTAATATCCATTGTTACTATTCAGCGAGAAAAGATTCGTACAAACTCGGCAAAATCGTGGAATTGTGCAGTGGTCAGAAAACTGCTTTTCAAATGATTGTCTTCCATGTACTGCTGAAGAGACATCCACATGTTGAGCACGTGTTCCGAATTCCAATCGTGCCAATCCTCAGGTGAAAGAGGAGTATCATCCTCTTGCTCATCCATTTCATCGAGAGCGGGTGAAAAGAAGAATGCATCCTCTCCATACTCATTATTGAGACCCATATTTACTTGTATGTACAGAGTCCTGAGACTCTAAGCAACTTTTTTGACAGTGATGGTATTGCGCTCCTTGACTGGAGCATGGTCTACAATAATTTGATAGACCTGCTCAACACGCGTTTCGTCGCCTCCAAAATAAGCACGCAGCCCAGCCATAATGACGGGCTTGGTAATACTCCCTCGAGCCTCTTTTGTGTGCAGTGATACCTTATCCTGGTTGATCTTCACTGTGTCAATATCCTGAGACTGTTTAATTGCTTTCATGTGCTCCTGGACATCCGCACGCAGCTCCTTTTCGCGTTTGTTCAACACCGCCATATCCTTCCTCGCCTCGGCCAGCTGATGCTTCAGATTAAGCCACTCGGTCATAAGAGACTTGAACTCGTCCATTTTAATTATTTAGTGTTTGAATTCTTTATTTCTCGTAGCTATTCTCGAGCTCAAACTTGGGGCGCATCGTATCTGGTGGAATGGTTGACAGGTTAAAGATGCTCACAGGTCCACGGGGATTTGGAGGCTCTGACCGGAAATCACGATTGGCGTTGCGCAAGTTTCCGCCGATGGTCTCTGGGAAACCAATCTGTGCACGAGGGTCTAGAAAGTTTTGGCCTGAAAGGATAGCGTCTGGGCTAAACTGACCAAAGTCCTCTGTCGTCACAACCTCCTTTGGGATGAGGCCAACATTTGTGTTGTCGTACACTGGCATATCAACGGTGCGCATTGGTGTACCGGTTTCGTTCACAAAGCCACCTGGAGTGTCGACACTCTCGAAATACCCACCTGGGATGTCATTGGAGGACGTCTGGTACCCTTTGCCTGTGCCCCCCTGCATAATTCTGGCACCTGATGCGACGGGTCCAACTATTTCAGAATTTCCGGCAACTGGTTCATCACCAGTCGGTGTATAATCACTACGCTTCTGAGGATAGAAGACCATCATGGCAATCAGAAATAAAAGGACTAAAATTGCCAGACCTTTCCCGTCCATTTATATTAGTATCATACTTTTTTTTTACAGGTCCATCTCCTCCTCCTCTGGCTCGACATCGTCCCGGAAAAGATACTCACGCGGGAAACGTGGCTTTGGTGCAGACTTGACCCGAACCTGAATCATTTTCCAGACCGGTTCAAATGCACGCTTGGTAAACACGAGTCCGACGAGTTCAAGAAGGACATCAACGTGTGTTCCAGGTGCAACCGATGCGATGTCGACCGTATTCCTCTGGGTGTCGTAACACGTCGTGACAACCTGACCCTTAATTGTCGCAAAGGATACAGCAACCTCGCCCTTCAAGTTCATGCTCCCCTGATAGGCTGACGTCACAGTTTCATCAGAAATTTCCTTTCCGAACCACGCAACCTTGGACTCCTTTGCCTGAGTTACAATAGCCTCATCAATATCAGAGAAAAGAGTTTTGTCCTGTGGAATGATAGTATCAGTATACAATTGTACAGTGTTCAGCTGGTGCATGACACGGCTTCCGTCGTCGTTTGTGATTTTCAGAAAATAACGCCCATCCTGGAGTTTGGTTGGCGTGTCAAACAGCATTTCATAGAAAACAAACCTAGGCTCTAAATAGAAATGACTACAACGTGTCCTCCTGGTCTTACCCTACAGGCAAATGGTATATGTGGGACAGGTACACCCACCATTCTACAGACAGCCGCTACATACTGTGGGCCACAGTACGCAACAAAAAATTGTGTCTACACCGCGCAACTCACATCGGCGTTGACCCCAGCCACAGGGAATGAATCAATTCCAAATACAATTTGTGCATTTATGGAGGCTGGGATACAGACGCCATGTGACCCAGGGTGTTGCGTGGGTCAGCCGACCACGCAAAAAACAGTAACAACAGGCGCCTCGTCCTCACCGTTTCCCCTATGGGCGATTCTATTACTGATTGGTATCGGTATTATCATAGTCTCAATCGTCATCTATTTAGCGACGCGAAAGAAAAAGTTGAATGGTAATAGTAATGGAGCAGCTCCAAATCGGCGACTACCAAATGGTGATCGACTTGGCAATGGCACCAATACAGGGAACTAATATACAGGTCTGGCATCTTATTCTGTTTCTCGTCGTTGGTCCTATGGTGACGTGGCCCATGCTCATCGTATTGATACTCTTTTTCTTCGGACAACACATAAAGATGAAGCTCCCCATAAATGTATAATGGCTGACCAGATGACCCTGCAGACTGTATTCGACGAGATCAAGCTCCTACGCAAGGATGTCCGCAAGCTGAAGAGCCTCATCGAGGATCCACAGGGGGAGAAGGCAAAGGCTCGTTCGACGACCAATGGGTTCAACAAGCCCCTTGACATTTCAGAGGAGCTGCGCAAGTTTCTGAACCTCGCCGCTGGTGAGCAGATTTCTCGTTCACAGGTCACCAAGAAGGTGAACGAGTATGTTACGGAGAAGGGCCTCAAGAAGGGGCAGAATATCACGCTCGACGCATCGCTCAAGTCTCTGCTGGACCCTCCAGCTGATGTCCAGGTTACGTTTTTGAACATTCAAAAGTATATCAATAAGCATTATGTCAAGCCCGAGAAGCCAGTCGACGAGCCAAAGCCCGTCGACGAGCCAAAGCCCGCCGCCTCAAAGCGCCCGAGTGTAAAAAAGTCTTGAGTTAATATATAATGAAAGTAATAGTATTGTTGTTGTTGATGGTCATGATGTGGTTGATGTTTAAAAAACCGACAAAAAAGCAAGCAGCAGTAGTAGTATCAGGTACGGGACCTGGATACATCCCCGCATTTCAGGGATTTCCAGAAGTAGGTGCAAGTGGAGTCTAAAAGAATTAATAGTATATATGTGTAATGGAAGAGACTGTTGATGCTCCTCCGATCGATCGTGTCGCAATTGAAAAACTCGTTGGTACAAAGGTGAAAGATCTCTCTTTGTATCAACGTGCTTTTACGCACAAATCTGCTCTAAAAAAGTATCGCAACCTTGACAAATGTTACGAGACACTTGAATTTATAGGTGACTCTGTACTTGGGTTTATAATTACAAAATACCTTTTTGATAGGTACGAGGACAAACAGGAGGGGTTTTTAACAAAGGCGCGAACAAAGCTCGTTCGCGGAACGACTCTGTCGGAAATTTCGAAACACCTCGAGTTACATACCTGGGTCCTCATGGACGACAAGGGAATGCGTAACAATTGGAATACAAATTCAAATATACTTGAAGATGTATTTGAGGCACTCGTTGGCGCTATATATTTAGACATTGGCATGATTCATGCAAAAAATTTTGTCTTGTCTGTATTTGAAAATGTAGACATTAGCCTCGTTGACGATAATTATAAAGATCAGCTCATGCGATGGTGCCAAGCCAACAGGGTGACGCTTCCAGATTATAGAGTAAAGGGTCAATACAATGGAACATTTCACATTGAAGTATTTATTCAAGACGAGCCGCACGGGTCAGGTTTTGGAAAAACAAAAAAAGAGGCTGAACAAAATGCGGCTCAAATTGCACTTAAGACCACCGAACGTTTTAGTAAATAGATGCATCCCCGTGTTGCTGATTTACTGTCCAAGCCGTATTGGGACCAACGCAGCCAAGAATGGCTCGATCTCAGGGGTCAAATGTTGACGGCGAGCGATGCCGCGACAGCCATTGGATTAAATCCATACGAAAAACCAGATGGGCTGTTGGCTAAAAAATGTGGCGCAGCTCGCCCGTGGTCTGGAAACGAGGCAACCGCGCACGGAACCCGACTCGAGCCGCGGGTTCGTGACATGTACGACGAACGGTACAATCAAAAGTCTCACGAAATTGGCCTTGTCCAACACCCGGTGTACAAATTTCTCGGCGGATCGCCAGACGGAATTACCGAATCGGGCCGGCTGCTTGAGATCAAATGTCCGTTGAGTCGAAAAATCAAACCAGAGGTTCCCGGGTATTACCTTCCGCAAATTCAACTTTTACTTGAAATTATGGATCTCGATGTATGCGATTTTGTACAGTATAAAGAGGGGCCTCCCGAAGAATTTGTCGTCGTCGAGGTGAAACGTGATCGCGAATGGTTTGCGAAATATCTTCCGGTTATGGAAGCATTCTGGGACAAGGTGATTGAATATCGTCGTCGAGGAATGTGTGAAGTTGAGATTGAGGATCCCGTGTGTCTAATCGTCGAATAATTCTTCGCATTTTTTGATTGCATCAGCAAATACTTTCTTCACTTTTTTCACCCCCTGATACCCGTGAAGCGTTGCGAGAAGTCCCAATGCGATATCACGCGCCTGACGCGTTTCTTGGTGTGAAATATTAATGAGCGTCGCCTGTATCTCGACTGACAGGTCGTCCCACGATGTACCCGGGTTGGTCTTTTCAAATTCAATCGCGGCTCTCTCCATATAAAAATATAGAGGTTTTAAAAAAGAATGAAGCACCTCATCGGACGTGTCTCAGGCGCCCACATTGATTATGTCGATCAACTCGAGCCTTTAATGGTTCAAATTGCAGAGGAGTGCAAACTCACAGTTGTGAGCAAAGCATTTCACCAATTTGACCCAGTTGGAGTCACTGGTGTTCTTGTTCTGTCAGAGTCTCACTTTTCTGTTCACACGTATCCAGAGAGGGATGACCTGTATCTGGATATTTTCTGCTGTTCGGAATCATTTGACCCAGAGGTTGCGGGGCGTATCATCCTACGAGTATTCGAGGCGTCCGATGCCGAGTGGCAAGTTGTCATCCGATCCTGACATCGTTTTATATGACAGTCGTCAATTTGAATACATCCGTAGAATGTCCTTGATAATTTCGTGACGTTTTACATCCTGCTCAGTGAACTGGACAAGACCGATCCCGTGAATAGGATGCTCGCGAAAACGTTCCAAAAGATCTTCAAGGCCGTTGTTTTCAAATCCACGGTCGTACTGGCCGTTATCACCCGTGATTACCAACTTGGAATCTTTCCCAATACGAGTCAGTACCATCTTCATTTGACTCGGCGTCGAATTTTGCATTTCATCTGCAATGATCCACGCATTGTCAAACGTTCGGCCACGCATGTACGCCAAAGGGCACACCTCGTAATTTTTCAAAATTTCAGTCATAGGCTGGACCCATGGAGACATTTTCTTGTTCAGATTACCCGGAAGAAAGCCGTGCTGCTCATCGACGGACACCACCGGACGAGTGATTATAATCTTTTTGGACGGCGGTGCAGCCCTGCATGCCATCATTGTCTTTCCTGTACCCGCTGGACCGCACGCAATAACTATAGGGACGCGAGGATTTTCTAAAAGAAGTTGATAAATCTTATGAGCCATTATATTTAATTACACTCTATTTTTTTATGTAGATCTCCAGAGATACTCCTCCTCCAAATGCCGCGTCAGTTGTTCAATGGTACGCGTCTCAATCTCAGTGTGTTTGTCGACCCACTTGTCGTACTCGGACCGCATTGTAACAAAGAGCTTCGGCGCGGCATTCAATTCAGTCAGTTTTTTTTGGGCAATGTCCAGTTTATCTTTCGTCACTCGAATAGTTGTGTTGTGCATCTCGATTCGCCGAAGAATTGGTACTTCGTAATACGCGTCGACTGCATATTCTTCGAGTTCGCCCTCTTGGTACACGTGCCCCTGCAGGTCATACAATTGATCTGTCGAAATGTTGTTGAGTACGTACGATGACATGAATTCGTACATGGATGGTGTTATAGCCTCCCGATGATATTTCTCAAATGTAGAGTACGACCACACAAAGACCGGGTCATCATTTTCGCCATCGTAGCCACACAGAAGATTTCGCTTCGGGCACCAGAGAAGATACGACATTTTTGTTGTCCCCGTGAACTGACTCTGTCCTCTAAACGAAAACATCACCTAAAAAAATAAGGGTTTTTTACTTTATGAGCCACTACGAAACACTTGGTATTTCAAATACAGCAACGGCCGATGAAATCAAAAAAGCGTACCGAAAACTTGTCATGGTACATCATCCTGATAAAGGTGGGGACGCTGACACGTTCAAAAACATAGGACAGGCCTACGAAGTGTTAAGCGACCCGGAACGCAGAGGTCGGTATGATCAGTTTGGGTCAGACGAACCACAGCACCAGCAGCACCACAATGTCGACATTTCGCAGATGTTTTCGCAGATGTTTGGGGGTGGTATGCGTCAGGGATCCCGTGACATGAATAGGCGCCACACTATCGAACTTACACTGGAACAAGTATACACTGGCGTCACGAAGACGATTCGAGTCCCACTTATGAAGCCCTGCAACGCCTGTGCGACGCTCTGTCCAAAATGTCGTGGTCAGGGGGTGATGGTTCAGGAAATGCTTGGAATGATGGGTCAAATTTTTGCACAGCCGTGCGATCAATGCGAGGCGTGTGGAGTTGTTCGATCTGGATGCCCAGCGTGCGCTCAGCAAAAACGAACAACTGAAACAATTACAATCAATTTACAAATTGAAAAGGGTATACAGAATGGCGCGCAGCAAAGTATTCAGGGGCTTGGTGAACAGGCTCGGTCGCAAAAAGAGAGGACTGGTGATTTAATCATTACATATAAAGTAAAATCTCACCCACTTTTTGAGCGACGAGGTGACGATCTTCGATATGTCATGACCATTAGTTTTCAGGAATCTGTCGACGGGCTTGATATATCCATCCCTCACTTTTCTGGCCCAGTCGCGTTCAACACGCGAAAGATATTTGGAATTATCGACCCCCGTAAAGACTATGTTATTCATCACAAGGGGCTCAACACGCGATCCAACTTGTTGGTCAATTTTGACATACAGTATCCTTAGGGCATTGCTCTTGGATTTGGCCGTGAATTGCGGCACATTGGACAGTACACTGGACGCATATCCCGTGTACGTGTTGTCCTCCAGTTGTCAAAACATTGACCGTGAAAATAGTGTCCACAGGACGTTTTCACTCGTGCGCCATCCGAAAGGTTGTTGTAACAAATGGCACACTCCGAAGGCACCTCTGGAGGCGGAGGAAGTAAGTTGGCCTTTCGCGCATGTCGCATACACATCGGATATATCGAATATCGGCTATTTTTACACAGCTCGCCATTTGCGACATGCGCCGTACACCTGTACTCGTTTGGAGGAATGGGCCGCGGAGTTGGATTTGGGCAATGGATCATGCACGTTGGCTGATTTATCGCACATCTGTTTGTACACTGTGTTCCTCGTCGGGTCATCGAGGGACATATTGGTCGAGGAGGCGGAGGTGGCACAGGGGGTGCTCGAAGATATGATCTATGTGGAATAAATCCCGAACGAATAAGAATTCGAGCAACTTCTGGTGGAATATATGTTTGCTGATAACGATCAAGAGTTGTAACGATACTTATAAGATTCGTAAAAAGTTGTTCCATTTATTATAGAAGAGCATAATTCTTTTATGTGGTGTGCTGGCTAAAAACAAGAAACGATAGAACAATTAATGGATAAACTTACGTTGAGCCTCGCGCGTTACCGCCAGCACAGCCTCGACCTCATCAACGCACGCAGGAAAACAATCCTTCTCACCGAGTTGCCGAGAGAACAGCACCAGCACATTGTCTCAAACAAGCCCAAGGAGATGTGCAAAGCGAGGACACTCGAAGGAAGACCGTGCCCCTTCAAGGCGACTTCAGGGTGCTTTTGTAAAAAACATAGCAGTATGATATAATGGAAGAGTACAAGCCAATAATCGTGTCACTTGTTATCAATCTCGCCATTGTTTATCTCATCCCCAAACTTTTCGTCAACCCGACCGGTGTGAAAGCCTTTGATGATTTTGTCTCATACCTCAAGGCTCAGCAGGCGTTTATAGGATTTAGCTCTGTGTTGCTTGCTATAGTACTTTTAGGAACGCAATACTACCTTGAAAAATCATCAGAAGGTGGTCATGGTCGCGGTGGGGATTTGCTGACTGAAGATTTTATGACACCTGCTCCGAGCTCAGTAGAAAAACATTAGCACGTCCAACTGAGTTGATAATCTTCACCGTACCCGGGTGTTCACACTCTGTCATGCTTCGATCGTAACATGTTCGCATGTGCTTCATTAGGTGTTCGAGAGACGGTTGGCCCCACACCATCCCTTTTTGAAATAGAAAATCATCGTTTTCTATACAGGTCCGCGTGCACGGAACTACAAATTCCGTGTCTGGGACGTACTCTTTGAGACCGCCAAAATCTGTTATAATAACAGGTTTACGGCGAAGTGCAGCCTCGACTGCTCCCATCCCCACCCCCTCGGAATGGGAGCAGTTTATGTAACAATCTCCCTGTGCGTGGATACGTTCAATATCCTCTTCGCTCACAAGACCATTGACAATGTCGACGCGTGGGATTTTCCAATTGACAGGAACCTTGCACGTCGCCTTGATCAAAAGGCGTGTATCTGGAAGCTGGAGACGGACGAACGCCTCGAGGAGCATTTTTATATTTTTACGAGGATCGATTACATTTCCAATTGTGTAAAACGTGTAGTCAGTCGATCGGTTCACGTGAATAGACCGAGGTGGTGGCGGCGTCCATAGGTGGACGAGTCGCCAGTCGCCAGCCGGAAACTGCTTTGAAAAAACATCAAAACAAAATTGACTCGGAGTCCACAGGGTCTTGTACCGTATGACGAGAATTTCATACACGGGATGTACCGTCTCGGTTTCGCAAATAGTCATGTACATTTTTTTAGAACACTGTGCGAGTCGTGAATCAACCATCTCGAGCTGTTGCTCGATAGGAAGCACAAACGCAAACCCTACATCATATTTTTTGGTCGGAACTGGGTCACCAAACGTAATGTATTCCGATTCGTGACCAAGGCTCTTTATAAGTTCAGAGTATTGGCGAGTAACTTGACCTATACCTGCGAGCAGGCTCGGACCAACAAACAACCACTTCATATTTTTTATTCAATGTATTTGTTTATATTCATCAGGTGGGGTTCGAACCCACGAGGCGTGAGCCACCAGATCTTAAGTCTGGCTCCTTAGACCAACTCGGACACTGATGAGTTTGATGCCGTAGTCCAACTTGTATTTGTTTTTACAGGGGGACCTCTACAATGTCAGCAACAGTGTACGTCTCGAGGATGAGCTGCGCGATACGATACCCAGGCTTGATCACAAATGGGTTGCGAGCATCTGTGTTCAGCAGGACTACCTTGATCTCACCGCGATAATCGGGGTCGACGACCCCCGCAAGAACATCAAGCCCGTGCTTCACGGCCAGTCCAGAGCGAGGTGCAATGCGACCATAGGTGCCATCTGGGAGCTTGTGAAGACCAATCCCAGTCGAGACCACAACTCGCTGTCCTGGAAATACGACGTAATGTTCAATGCTGTAGAGGTCAAATCCAGCCGCATCTTGTGATCCACGTGAAGGGAGGATTGCTGAAGGCTGAAGGCGTGTAACTTCCATTCTACATATGAGACGTCCGACTTCTTTAATTGATAAAATCGACATTGATCGTCATCGACCAGTCAACACCGTTATTATTCAGTATATTTCCAAACCTGTCATATACAACTATATTTAAATAACTAAGACGAGTCGAAGCCTGAAATTGTATAATTTGCCTATTTTGACTCATTTCCGACCAGAAAATAGTACCATTTGAAATTGAACTCAATGGAATCTTGAAACTTATAAGCGAGTTTTCGAGCGATGACGTACCTATATTTTCAATGAATATTGAAATATACGTGTCCCATGTAAGTGTGTATGGATTTGATGCACCTTGTGTAGTACTCGAGTTCGTTGTACCAGTGTGCGTGTACCCAAGAAAAGAAAGCAATGAATTGCGAGTGACTGGGCCGAATGTCACCGCACTACCACTTGTAAATGTGACAATTCCGTTCGTGGATGAAAACGAGCCTATACTGGAGAGAGCGGAACCCGTTTCAACTACAATTGCCGAATTCAGGGCAGTTAATGAATTGTAATTTCCAGGAGTAATAGTACGTGTGTTCCCACTGATCACTAGAGTGTTAAACGGCGCCCGAACGTTATAAAAGCCCTGTGGAATCTCAACAGTCTGAAGCGATAGCGAACGAGCATGTCTATTTTGATTTGCAAAATTGTACGTACACTGAAAAGGATTTGAATTGATTTTTGTGACAGAGGCCTGCTGTGACCCCATGACACTCGTCGTATTTGTCGTATCTATGTGGATCTGCACTTTCTCAGTCATTATTATTATATTACGAAGATAATAATGAAAGATCTTCTTCACCTGGATACATCAGGTACGACGAATGTCTTTGGGACACAGCCCAAGATTGTAAAAAATAATGGCAATACATTTGACTGTACAGTTAATTTCGACAGAGCCTTAAAAATACGAGCACTGGAACTCGAGTCGGCTGAAATTCCCAATAATTTTTATAATGTTCAGAGTCCCTATAACGTCGTGCCGTACAATAATGGATACCAGACAACGATCCCACCTGGAATTTATACCGTCCCTGAAGTGTTAAGTACACTAAATAAGAATAGCCCGTATTTTTTTCAATTGAGTAACGGCTACGTGCAAGACAACACAACGGCCAGTCCAACACCATTTATCAATCTTCCGTTCAACGGGTCAAATGTAGACTCTGTGAATGGGTTGAGTCCGTCGACAAGCATCGGACCCCCAACGTATGTGAATGGTGTGAATGGTCAGGCAGTTTTTTTTAATCAAACGGGCGGAACCACTCCAACGAAATTTTTATCATACGACTTACCACCTGGAATAACTGCGAACAGTTGTACAGTTTCAATGTGGGTAAAGCCTTCTTTCACTATTCCTTCGTCATTTGGAAATCAAATTTCAGTTTGTTTGGGTGATTCTCAGGTGACGGACAATTATCAATTTGGTATGAATAGCGGCATTTCACAACTACGCCCGTTTATTTACTATGGTGCAAATGGTACTAAAATAATCAGTGGAAGTAACGTATCAACGGGTGTTTGGTATCACATGGTTGGAGTTTTTTCAAATGTTGGACAATCTGGTCAAAATACTCTATTGACTTATTATCATAATGGAATATCACAGGGCTCTGCATCATTGTCTAGAGGTCCAACATCTTTCATGAATATTCTTAATGTAGGCGCTGTAAAAACTAGCACAGGTAGTGCATTTATATCCGTACAAGACCTCCGTATATATAACACGGCCCTGAGCGCCGCCCAAGTTTCGGAGATATATAACCAGAGAGACGTGCTTTTTTCGCCACCAAAAATACCAGTTATCAACCTTCCGTTCAATGGGTCGAATGTGGATACTATCAATAATATATCTCCAAAAACCACATTTTTCTATCCAGAAAAACCGATATATACATCTGGAAAATCCGGACAGGGAATTTATTTAAACAATAGTTTGATCAGCGGGTCTCAGTATCATGAACAATTTTTGATATATGACTTGTCATCATCGATAGTCGCGGATAAAGGTATTACGATATGTTATTGGGCAAACTACCAATCTTTTCTTTACGATGGAACAATGGCCTTATACGACAATATCCCTGATGGTAATACATTTAGTATTAGTATTAACATGTCTAATTCAACTTTTGGATCTGTAAACCGAGCTGGGAGAGGTTCGTATAGACCTTATCTCGACCCAATAACGGTAAATGGAATTTTCTCAACTGGTACTTGGTATCATATTGCAGCAACATTTTCAAAAAATGCTTGTATCTCTTATCTGAATGGAGCCGTCGGGTCATCAAACGTGTTCGTATCACCTGTTACAACAGGTATTTCATTTACAGGTATGAGATTAGGTAGAATAACAAATAATTTTCCTGGCGGGGGGTCAGGCTTTGGCCAGGCCGACGTTATTCTCTCTGACCTCCGTGTGTACAACACTGCCCTGACCCCGGCTCAGATCAACAGTATATATAATCAGAGTGGCGTGAATTTTCCGTCAGTAACGTCTATTACAAATTCTTCAGGGTCGCTCATGAATATGCTTGGATTCGCGCCCGGAACTATCGGGTATGGCGCCATCGCCTGGAACTTGCCGTATCTGAACGCAAACGAGTATATTTCGCTATTTATCGAAAATGTGGGAGTTTCTTCAAATGAAAATAGACAAATTTCTTATAAAATTCCGACCGGCTCTATTGTTCACCAAAATGTAAGTTTTCCGCCACCTTACTCCCCTGGTGCTGGTGAGTTATCAGTTACGCAGGTACTATATGGGTCCCCTTTTGCGAGTGGAGCGTATACATTTAGTGGTAGTTCTGTATCGTTTAATGGGAACGCTCCTCAAAGGGCTTTTACGCCTTTAGGTGGTTTTTATAAGCCTTTCTATCCACAGTACTCCGGTAGTGATGGTTCGTATTTAGGAAGCAACGTGACGACCGATTATGTAACAGGGGCGGTTTATCCTGGAGAATGGGTGCAGATTCAATTACCGTTCCAAACAGTATTAAAAACATACCGTATAGATTTTGATGCATATGGTGCCGCGAATTACGTACAAGTTCTTGGTTCGACTGATGGCTCGAACTGGATATTCATACAATCACCCTCGGGGGGGGTAAATAAAACTTTTGAAACTCCTCTATCTGTTCCATTTATGTATTTCAGATTCATCATACCAAGATGCACAGCGATCTCATCATCTAGTCCTGGAATAGGCCAAATAACTCTCACCGGTTCCGTAATAAGTTCGCCTTCGACCATATATTGGGCTAAACATAATCAAAATACGCAAATTATAAAATGCCCAGACGCGTCACTGAGTAAATTAAACATCAAAGTTCTGGATAGGTTCGGAAATCAGATAACGAGTGGCTCGGACTGGTCTTTTACATTAGTCTCGAAGACCTAAAACAGCGAGTCGTACAGCAACATTAATAATTGAAATAGTCGACGTATCCTGAAACACGTGAACCATCTCATCGACCGTGATTGGCGCATGATGAAATAAAATGTCATTGACGGCACTAATTGTAGTATCTCGCACCACATGTCGTACAATGGGATTACGCTCGACGCGCCGCATCATGATGCGCGCGCGAACACAGGGAGCCCGAATCGTGTGCGCGTTCATACTATTCTTCGTATAATTTTATTTGCATTTCGTTTCGCACCCCGTACATTACGCATTTTGATTTTACGTATGAATTGGCGTACAATTGGTATATTTCGAGGAGCGAGTTTTTGCAGTGCCGAGAGGCGTGCCACATTTTTTTGACCTTTTTCGGGTCTATTTCCATACAACGGATTTCGGGGTTTGACGCCTGGGTAGAGAAACGACCCAGCCAATACAGCCGCGACAGAATCGTGCAATCGTTTGAGGCGTTCTATAGGAAGGCCATACATGCGCGAATACACTGGGTGGAGATCTTGCCGACTTGCACCAGGGACGTAGGCGAGTGTCGTGTCTACAAAATCCATCGGCTCTTTTTGGCCGGGAAATTGAATTCGAAATTGACATACATGATAAATATATTTTCCAGTTGCTGGTAAAAATTTAATGTCAGGGACAAATTCGTGTATTATAATTCGAGCATTTGTTCTGGTGTACGTTGTATTGAGCCATGAGATAAATCCAGTCACGTGACGATACATCACCTGTTTCATTATGTATGCGCGTGGCTTCCAGTCTTTGATCTTTTTAGGAACTGCAAATGTAAAATCAAAATCGGATGTGTTCCGAATTCGCGACGGCGTCTCCTTTCCACGCGCCTCGAGATACAACTTGACACCCATCCCTCCACCGAGCTGTGGTATAAAAAAGTTTCGAAAAGACTTTAAAAGTACTCTATTCCGACGACAGTACTGAATAAAAAGTTGTGGCAGCTCTCGTATGACGGAGACTCGAGAAAGCACAGGCGCTCGTTCAACACCAGGTCGAACGAGCGCCCTATTTGCGTTGCAGAGCATAATCTCAGACGGGAACACTTTCCCATGGAAACGCGATTTCTTCGCAGGGGAATAAAAGCCATCGTAGCCCTGTGGTATCAAAAAGTCGCGTGAAAGTCTCTGAAAGACATCTGTATTTATGTTCGTGACGGATAGACGTTCGCCGGGGCTCTGTGGCCGATTTCGAAAACGTTTTGGGAGACGGGGTGTGACAATTTTTTTGTAGACAGACGCCTGTTGGCCTCGGAGAACATGTGTACCAAGCGCAAATTGAAGTCCAAGTTTTGTATTGTGTTTTAATTGATTTGAAATCAATTGTATATTTTTATGATTGATTACAAACAGTCGAAGTGCACGTTTCGCCAAAAAACGGCACACCGTGCCATACGAACGCGCGATGCTCGGATTCTGAGTCACGAAAAACACACGAGTATCTTTCAAGAGCGACCTGCAGCCAACTCCAGGATTTCCAAACCCCTTGTACAACACTGTCCCCGCTGGAATAACCGTCTCCATCTGATCTATGTAAATATTTAAACTAAGGATTGCACAACATGTAGACCTATGACGACGCCATGTATTTTTCTGTCAACCCCGTGTTATGGTGGTCTGTGCCTTCAGGCGTACGCAGATTCTATTATGAAACTGCAGCTCATGTGTGCTCAATATGGCGTCCAGCTCATGCTCGACACGACAGAAAATGAGTCGCTCGTGCACCGAGCACGCAACATTTCAGTCGCTCGCTTCATGCAAAAGGCTCCACGGGCGACTCATTTTCTGTTTATTGACGCGGATGTACATTTCGATCCAGAGTCTGTCATGCGTCTGGTGTCATCTGGACATGATGTATCGTGCGCAGTCTATCCAAAAAAGGTTATTATGTGGGACCAGGCTGCAGCAGCCATCTCATCTGGAAAGGATCTCGCCAAGGCGTCTGCGTCGCTCGTCATGAATTTTAAGTTTTCACAGACTCCCATTGTGAATGGTTTTGCAGAGGTACTCGACGGGCCAACTGGATTTCTCATGATTAAACGCGATGTATTCACGCGTATGTTTGCGCGATACCCAGAGCTCAACTGCAAAAATGATCACCAGAACAGAGACTTTGACGACTATTGTGCGGTGTTTGACTGTATGATCGACCCCATCAATCGGAGGTACCTCTCTGAAGATTATGCATTTTGTCGGCGTTGGCAGCAAATGGGTGGACAAATTTTCGCAGATGTCACAACCACACTCGGCCACGTCGGTAACCTCCGTTTCCACGGGAAACTAGAGGATAGACTTGCAGCATAACTATGTACGTCGTTGTTGTGACCCGAAATAAATCAATTGCCGTGACGACGCTTCATTCCCTTATGAATATAAAAATGTACGGAATGCATAAAAACGAACACATCGAGGTGGTGTTTGTCGACAGTCTCGGTCACCTCCCGAAACTTGTTAAAAGTGGGGAACGTATATTGTGGTTCGATTATGGAACCAACTTAGACAATGACACCATTGCAAAAGTTTTTAGTCCGATGGAGAAAGATGTTCGTGTCATCGTGTTTCCAGCCGTGACCGAGGGGGTGGACTGGGACATGTTCAAAAAGAAGACGGTTGAAGGCTCGAAAGAGCCAGTTCATCAACGTGGCCTCAATTTTGACACAGAGGTGACAAAAAAGATTGTCGGGACCGAGCTATGGGATGTGCAAACATCCTCTGCACATGTATGGCTCATGGATTCGAAGCCAATTGACAAAAAGTTGAAAAGTGTACAAAAAAATCTGTCATGTGAGAGCTATGAAGCGCTCTTCAATCAATTGAAGTCACTCAACATTCGCGTGGCTGCTCTTCCATCTGCAGTCGTCATTCGTCATTACACGCACGAGTGTCTAGGTAACATTCTAGAGATGCCGGGTCTCACGATGGCTGCTTAAAATAAATAGATATAATAAAAACATGAAACAATACATTCAAAAATCTTGGGATTCTCCGGACCCTGAACGATTCCCGGGTCCGCAGCCAGTCTCAATAGAGAGGAAGCATTTTGCCATCCTCAAAACTCAACCATATGTCGTGTGTGAAAAAACTGACGGCGTACGACATATGCTTGTGTGTTTCGAAAATGAAGGTAAAAAATTGTGCGCGCTTGTTGATCGAGCATTCCATGTTCAGTACACAACGCTTACTGTCCCCCGTGATACCATCCTCGATGGTGAACTTGTTGACAATGTATATTATGTGTACGACGCCATTCGAATTAAGGGTGAAGACCTGCGAATGAAGAATCTCCACGAACGACTCGCCAAGGCTCGTGCGGTCGTCAAGATGATTTTGCGGCAACCACACATGCAGGTCAAGGTGAAGGATATGATTCCACTCAACCAGATATCAAGTATTCAATTGTCGGAAAAGACGGACGGCCTCGTGTTTACACCAGTGAACGAGCCTATTCGCATAGGCACACACGAGACGCTCTTCAAGTGGAAGCCTCGTCACCAGATTACGATTGATTTTCTCGTAAAAAATGGAAAAGATTTGTACATCCAGGGGAGAAAACAGGCTCAGCTCCACCTAAGCATTCGTCCGTACAAGGATGATACAATTCTCGAATGCGACTACCGGGAACTCGGGTGGACCCCTGTGAGGGAACGAACAGATAAAACATATCCAAATAATCGAAGAACATTTGACAGGACAATTGTCAACTTGAGGGAAAATATCAAGCTGGAAGAATTTTATAATCTATAATTAAGAATGTCTCAGCTCAAATTTTACATTTTGCCACTCATTGCATATCTTATTGTTGCCAATCCAGGGGCACACAAGGCGACCCGTTCCGTCCTAGGAAACTGGGTCTCGACTCCAGACGGGACCGCAAAACTTGGTGGTCTGTTGCTTCACGGAGTGGTGTTTGTTCTTCTCGTGAGTTTCTTGATGCGTCTATTCCCACGGGACCGCTCATACTATGATCCGATGCAGGCACGGGTTGGACCCGGCATGTCAGACGACTATCCCGGAAAGGGGGGGGACACCGGGATGAAGCCCATGCCGTATTAGAGAATAGGAATGATTAAAAAATAATGTCTAGAGGGTTGTACAACGTAGGAAATACGTGTTACTTTAATTCAGCCATTCAATGTTTGGCTCACGTCCCTGTACTCACGAATAAATTTCTTCGCGATGGTCCGTACGAAGGCCAGTGCAAAGTAACGAGTGAGTATTCGAAACTCGTCCGTCACATATGGAATAAAAGACACATAGACCCTATAAATCCGTATGAGTTGGTCTCTGTATTCCAAGAGCAATTCCCGCAATTTTCACCCCACCAACAACATGACACGCACGAGGCTGTTCTTGTATTCATAGACACATTTGAGAAATCACTCGGCGTCGATTACATGAAACAAATCTTTTATGGAAAAGAGGAACAAATCGTGACGTACCCCAAGGGGACAAAACGAGTAGAGAACGATTTCATGTCACTCTTTGTCGAAAGTCCAAAACATTTGATTGACTATTCAAAATATCATATACTGAACGATTATCAGGACGACAATGGTGTAGTATATCACGCAGCTGCTCTTCAGACGCTCATTAAACATACGCCACATTGCCTCACAGTGACGTTCACTCAAAAATGTTCAGCTGAAGATGTTCCACTCAAGTTTCAAGACATGTCTCTTTTTGCAATTGTCATACATTGGGGAAGCACACACGGTGGACACTACGCGGCGTGCCTCAAACACAGAGGAAAATGGAGAATCGTTGATGATAACAGTAGTACGGAAATTGATAGCCCCCCACCAGGGACACCGTGTTCGATGGCGTGGTACAAAAAAAAAGTGTGATGTCGACGACACTATGTGAACACAACTGGTTCTGATAACAAAATGACGAACGTTCTTCTCGGTGTGTGCGTCGGTGACGCACTCGGCGCCCCACTGGAATTTATCCGGCGCCTGCCGACACGTGACGAAATATACGATGCGCTTGCCATGAAAGGTGGAGGAATTATCGGAGTTGCCCCTGGTCAAATTACTGATGATTCTGAGCTGATGATTTGCCTATACAAGTCTATAACCGAGGGGAAGGATGCCATGATTCTGTACAGGCGGTGGATGAATTCACACCCAATTGACATTGGGACGACATGCAGTCGCGCATTTGCTGGGTTCGATCCAACGGAAGAGTCCAAATCGAACGGGGCTCTCATGCGATGTGCGCCAATAGGCGTACTGTATGCCGACGAGTCGAATGATTTCATTGCCGAGCGTGCATTTGCAGATGCAAAGCGAACACACGCGAATCGGACGATCCATCTCGCCTGTGCGTGCTACTGCATCGCCATTGCGACCGAGATCAAAGGGTGTGATGGAATTCTCTCAGCGCACCATTGGATAAAGAACCAACCGGGAGGTGAAGAGGTGTCCTCGTGGTTCGAGGCTGCACTCGACCCTCTCACGGACGTGATCTGCACTCGGAACATTGGACTTGCTCAGTGGGGATTTACACTCGCCTTTTGGCATCTATATCACAAGACATCCTTTGTCGATGCGATGGTGGATACGATGAAACGAGGGGGGGACACTGACACAAATTGCGCCATTGTCGGCGGGCTCGTCGCAACGCGTGAGACGATTCCGGTCGATATGATTGAGGCGGTCCTCACGAGCCCATCAGGGCGACCCGGGTGGCTTCATCCATCAAAATATTTCATGTGATGTCGACGAGAAGGACGAGATCAAGGACTGAATACAAAACAAAAAAAATGGAGTGCTCCGTGTGCTTTTCCGAGTCTGGCCCGTTCCAAACGCTCTCGTGCAACCACTCGTTCTGTGCGCAATGCATCAAAAAGTGGTATCTCAAGGGGACTGGCACTGGCTGCCCCATGTGCCGACGGCCAATCTACTTCAAGGGGTTTGCCAAGGTCAGGGAGTCGTGGGACGAAGAAGCATGGGAGACCAAGTGCCACGAGATTTTCACGGAGTGTGTCGACGAATGCATCGAGGATGCGTTTCAGATGGCGGACGCGCTCCCTCGGTTTCGGAAGAGCATACTTCAGGGCGTTGTCGATGATGTAAAGCAGATTGAAAGAACTTTCACAGTTTTGAAAAAGCACAAGTACAGCTCGGAGGATATTGACTTTGTTTTGAACGAAACTGACGAGTGTCTGTCCGACCGCTGGAAGTACGTCTGGTATGACGAGCCGCGCAAGGAAAAGCCTGCGTATCACCATGAAAACAAGAAATATTTTGTGATGTAATTATACATGCCTCATTACTTAAAGAATCAGCCCGCGTCGATGTACAAACCTAAACTAACTCGTCGTCCATCTCGTCTAAGCCCCATTAGAGAATTTAATGCGAAAAAAATGTGGAACTCACTTGTACGCATGATGAAGAAAAAGCCAAAATATGAAAAAAAGGGTCGTTTCAATGTATTTACATTTACACCATAATTGCACAAATATCAGAAATTTTATAAATAATGTTAAACAATTGTTTACGTTCTGGGATTGAGGTTGGTGGGTTTGTAATTTCTAATTCAATTTGATATTGAATTGCATCCTCGGAATCCTTGTCCTCTGCTTCCCCGTGTACCTCGGTCAGATCGATCGAAAGACCCTTACGCAAAAAAGACACCCGTTTTCGCTTCTTGACTCGCGTGAAGTTTTCTTCGGTATCAGCGTCTCGATCGTAGGGTACCTCTGATGAAATGCCGAGGCGAGCGTCAACCGGAAACCCTTCGAGTACCTGGTCGTTGACGTATATTCTCTTTTTTACGACGGCAGACTCCATCTCATCAGTGACATCATTCATTACTACGCGTTTCGACGTCTCTGTATCGATGTACACAGTTGTCTGCGTCTCTGTAGTCTTTTCCCAGCCATCAAACTTTCGAAGACGGCGCAACACCTTTTCGAACGTTTGCTGACCAACGTTGGTATCAAAACTTCCCCTATTCACCTTTCCGAGACGAATTTCAATTTCAACGTGTGGCGTGTCCCTGTACTGCTCAATAGTACTCTCCCAGACTGTAAAAATCTTACTCATTGTTTCCATTTAATATATCTTGGCCGGAACGTTTTAGACGTCCATGTCCTCGCCTCCATACTGCTCCTCGACTGCGTCCAGCCCAATAATAAACTTTTGATTGGCGTACGGCTTTTTTCTGTAGATTGTAGACTCGGAACGAACCTCAATTTCGCGAGACGAAAATGGACCAGCGTAAATATCCTCGTTGAATTTGCAGCGACCGAGCATATTTTCTGTACAGTGCTGGTTGTAAATTTGGACAAAGAGCTTTTGGGGAATACATTTGTCTGGCCCGTACACAATCTTTTCGCTCGCCAAAAAGTGCTGAAGAGGGTTGGTGACGGTCGCGACCTGCGCCTGTACAGTCTTGAAATAGTGAGGAAGAACGCTCCAAATATCCTTCTTTGAATACTTGTGTGAATAATCGAGGTAGGCCTCGACACACTTTGCAATGAGCGTTGGAATTTCAGCATCCAGACGTGTTTCAAGCTGAGGATCTGGCTGCGCCACCTGCCGAGCAAAGTTCCACGTGACGAGTCGGCGCAAGACTGACCCGGAATTATCTCGATAACTTGGAACCTCGTTTCCTGCCAAAATTCCGGGAACGTTCCAAGTCATCGACAACGCCTTTTCATTCTTTCGTGCAATGGACACATCTTCGCCAGAAACAATTGACTGAAACTCAGCCTGTTCGAGCGCGAGGTCACCTTTCACCTCTGGGCTGATAAACATAAACCCGTCGTGAATAGACCACAGACCAAATTTTTTCTCAATGTTATTTGAGAGTGTTCTGACATCTTCGGGGTCGTAAAACTTTTTACACGCCTTTGTTATAATTGTCGACTTTCCAGATCCGGCGATACCTTTCAGAAATGGGATAACTTGCCATGAATCCTGATCGTTTACGTCAAAACACAAGCGGCCAATAAATACGTAGAGCCACTCGGACACTTCCTTTGTAAACCTCTGATAATCCATGATGGACTGGATGACTGGCGTCTGGATTTCTTTCCAATATGGCAAATCTTGAGGAAACTCTTGATTAAAAAATTTACAACTGACGACTGTTGGATCGAGCATCGAACACATATCGCTTCCGTACGGATAAAATTGTGATATATATCTCTGTTCCTTCTCGGACCATTCCTTGCCTACAAAAATTCCGTTCGTAAACGACCACACTGTTCTATTCTTTTGAATTTCTGGAAACTGGATATCACGACACATACTCAAATGGGTTACAGTGTCACGAACAATGCTCCCCTTGCTTGTCAGATTTCGCCACATGTCATATTTGTCCTCTTTTTGAGTATAAAAATATACAAACTCTTTAATCTCCATAACTGGTTTCCACGCGCGCGTGAGATGACCAGCAGAGGTATCTATCTGCTTGCAACACTGGCCCTTGTATCGTTTCATTTTTTGGGTATACGTCTTGTTCAGGAGGTACAGGAGAAGACGCTGATACGGGCTTGCTTCGTCATTTTCATCAGTGTCATCGAGTGTCTTGCACCGAAAAAGCGACGAATCCATGTCACCCGCCATTGGCGTTACGGTTGGGCTGTTTATCCTTTCAAACGACCGGACGTAGCGAAATATTATTTCGTATGCATCATCTGCAGTTTCGATAAGTCTCATGAGGCGAAACGCAATGCGAAATTCGTCGCCATTCACATCCTCTGACGATTTATCTTTAATTCCGAGATCACTTGAACGGTGATACAACTCGGAGAATAGGTTTACCAGGCGACGCTTCTGTTCCTGGATACGATCCAAATCTACGTTTTGGGGCATACCATTTGCATCCAGCTCGTCTTCCCGGAAAAATTGCCTAAACCCGTTGGTGAGTGGCGCGAACCGATCACCCTTACAGGTTAGACCCATCTTTTCCTCGAGTTGACCGATAAAAATTTCAAGTCGGTCTGGTGTGAGGCTTGAAACCTCTGAACGCAAAACTTCCATGCGTATTTCGTGTGCATGCTCAGGCGGTTGATCCCGTTCAAGAGTGTGTACTGACATAGTATAAGAGCGCTATATTTTTTTAAGAGGCCTTTGGTGTAGAGAGAGCTGTAAGCAATTTCACCAGGATGAGATTCTGCTTCTCGAGGTGTTTAGAGATGAGCACGGCTGCATCCTTCAGGCCAGCGAGGGACGTGGCTATCGTCTCACCGTCATCGGTCGACAGAAAGGCGCCAAGTGCCTCGATTGGATCGGGCATCTCCTCAAAATCCTCCTCGTCAAACTGGTCATCTATTGGTTCAGCCATATTTGTATGTACCAAGAAAAATGTTTTTGTTGGGTAACGCGCGATGCCCTGGGTCTAAATTATTTTCTTGCGTTACTGTAAAATGGCAGGAGGTCTTATGCAGCTCGTCGCTTACGGCGCCCAGGATGTGTATCTAACTGGTAACCCTAAGGTTACCTTTTTCCAGGCTGTGTACAAGCGTCACACCAACTTTGCCATGGAGGTTATCCAGCAGACCACCAACGGATCCCCCTCCAGCAGCGGCCGCGTGTCTGTCACCATCGCTCGTAACGGCGACCTGGTTGGCAACATGCACGTCGCACTCACTCCATCCACTAACGTGCTCACGTCCAACAATGCTGGTTTTGACACCAACTGGATTGCCGAGCGTGCTATCTCCGCCGTCGAGCTGACTATCGGTGGTCAGCGCATCGACAAGCACTATCAGACGTGGTGGCGCCTGTACTGTGAGGTGTTCCTCAACGAGTCTGACAAGTACGCCTGGGGCAAGATGACCACCATGTCCAACCCCATTGCCACCACTGGAAATGCCCTCTCCCCGTCCAAGGTGTACCTGCCTCTCCTCTTCTTCTTCAATCGCAACCCAGGTCTGTACCTGCCCCTGATTGCCCTGCAGTACCACGAGGTTCGTCTTGATTTCGACCTGACCAACTACTATGCCAGCTTTTTCGGTACCACCAATGCATTCGAGGTCTGGGCCAACTACATCTACCTCGATACTGAGGAGCGTCGCCGTTTCGCCCAGAAGGGTCACGAGTACCTTATTGAGCAGGTCCAGCACACGGGCGGCGATCAGCTGACGTCTGCCGCCACTAATTCTGAGGGTGCTATCCAGCTGGTTCGTCTCAGTTTCAACCACCCCGTGAAGGAGCTTGTGTGGTGCTATGTAAACAGTGCTGCATCAGCAACTGCTCAGCTGAATGCCATGTGGAACTTTTCTTCTAGCACGGCCAACGTGAACGTGACGGCAAACGTTATGGCTCTGATGCAAACGAACAACATTGTTCTTCCCAATACCACTGGTGTACCAATGCTTGTGAATCTCGGGGGTACTAATGCTAGTCTGAATTTTGGAATAGGAGCCATTTCTTCAACTGGCAATTGCTACTGGATTGAGGAGGGTACACAGCAATTTTACGTAGGATCCGGTACTACCTCTACCGGCTTTGAGGTTGGTCCTCTCCACCTGTTCAAGGTTATCCTCAACGGCCAGGATCGCTTCAAGGAGCAGTCCGGTAAGTACTTTAACCAGGTCCAGCCCTTCTACCACCACACCGGTACCCCATACCCAGGCATCTACGTGTACTCCTTCGCCCTGCAGCCCGAGGAGCACCAGCCTACCGGCACCTGCAACTTCTCTCGCATTGATAACGCTCAGGTGTCAGTGCAGATGAAGTCAGCCGTGTCACCCACCCTGCAGAAGCTGTTCGCCGTCAACTACAACATCCTGCGCATCCAGTCTGGCATGGGCGGTCTTGCATTCTCCAATTAAATAAAAAATCCAAAACGGGCTACGAGTCCAGGGCTTCGGCCCCAAGAACGACCCAGGTTCTTGAGGCTAAAGAAATATTTTAGTGATGTCCACGCCAAGGAATGATCATGCAGTGCATTTTCACACACACAATGACGACTCTCACATTCAACAACGCAAATCCAACCATCTGGTCTTTTATGACTGAGGTGGCCGGTGGCGAGATGTATTACCTCGACCCGGGATTTCAGCGAGATTACACAAAAAGCAGAGAGTGGGAGCAGAACATGCTGCGACACATCATCTGGACGAAACAAACGGGCACAATGTATTTTCACCCGGTCGAGCGTACCAAGGATGGCGAAACGTACGACATGCAAGAATGCATCGACGGAAAGTCGCGTTCGCTCGCTATCCGTAAATTTATAAACGACGAGTTTACCATATCGTCGACCGAATTCAACGAGTATCCTCACCTGCACGGCATCCCTTTTAGCCAATGGCCCCTGGTCGACAAGCGCTGGTTCAACACCATTCGGCTCAACATTGCAACGGCAACTCGTACCCTTACCGATGACGAGATTACAAAACTCTTCAATAATCTCAAGACATCCTCGACAGTCAAGACTGGTGAGCTCCTCAATAGCAACAGGAACTCACCTCTTTTGAAGATGTACGAAGATCGGGCCGTGGCACGTCCCGATTTCAAGGAGGCTATTGTTGACTTGTGGGGACAGAACAAAAAGCACAAGCTCGAGGAGATGATTTCGAGCATGGCCCACATGATCGAGTTCCCCGATGACATTCGCGACCCGAATGGGGCTAGAAAGGAGCAGATGTGGGAGACTGGAATTTCTGCAGCCAAGTTTGACAAGATTATCGAGTACACTGTTGCAGTATACGGCATTATCAAGCACATCAAGCGCAAGAGTTCGGCGACAGTTTTTTTACCTTTTTTCAAGTTGTACGTCATGAAGACCCCAGTGGATGTCATCGACCGTATCAAGGAGAAGGTGACGATCGATATATTCGACGGAAAGGCGTCGGGTGGTGCAACCAACTGCGTGCTGAAGCGCTACAACCAACTGCTACTCCTCTAGGGTCTCTAGAGAAATGACTGGAAACTCAAACCAGTGAATCTCTGAATCGAGCTCCTCGAGGTCGTTAGGAAATGAACGTAGAATATTAATATCAATAAACTCTGACATTTGCTCCTCTGTCCCTAGAAATACATTGTCATCGCGAATTTGTTCGGCGCGATTGTCGGAAAGCCGCACGAGGCCCGTCGCCTTTACAAAACTTACAAGAAACTTGGAATCGACACAGTCTTCATCGTCGCAGTGCGAATCGATAAATGTATACGGTCGAAGATAAGTCATCTTGTAGAGCTTGTCCTCTTTTAGGTTGAACAACTTTTGACAAAGCTCCATCCCCTCCTTGTACTGTCCGTCGGTCAGCAGTTCCTTGACATTGTCGATAAAGTTTGAAAGCTCGTGCGCCATTTTGAATTAAAGTACCCTCCGTCTTAGATGAAAAAAAACGTAATCAGGACGGCAAGTAGTATCACCCACACAGTCTTCATTATGGATTATTTTTATTTTCGACATGCACTGGAGACCCCTCTCATTCTCTACACAAATCGGTACTATTGGGAAGAGCTGGACGTACTCGATAATGAATCAATTCAAAATATACAAATAGCTGTTCGTGATGTATTTGATCGCGTGGCGTCGACGCCGACCAACGATAAAGCACGGCAGGTTGTAGAAAAAGTTTTGATCGCCGGGATGAACGTGCCGTACCCCAGAGACTTTGTCATGCACATCCAATGTATAATTGATAATACATATGAGGTGTACACTGACTTGTTTTACAATGATATTCAAATTGAAATTGAAAGTATCACGTGTATCCAAAATGCGTGGAGAAATTGTATATCAAACCCGAAATTTAAGATGTGTCGTCGCCGCCTACAGAGAGAATTTATAGATTTACAATAATGGATATCGACGAGCTGCGAAATGAACTCGAGATTGCACTTCTCGTGTGGGATGCGCACGCACGGCACTGGGAAGATTATAATATACCTGATATCGGGATGTTTAATAAAATACACTCCGTCTTGACTGTCGCGTTTCGTCCACTTTTAGTCGACTGGAATGCATTTCCAGATGTTACTATATACCTGAGGAGTTCGCTACTTGTACTTGAACAGGTGACGAGAGCTGGAGTAAACGTTCCATTCCCATTGGATTTTTCCGGCCATATGCATGCTGTTATAACAAATACATGTGAGGTGTACATGAATTTGTTCTATACATCTATCAAAGAAAAGATTGATTTTTTGACAAAAAAAATTGTACTGATACAGCGTACATGGAAAAAGAGAATTTCAAATCCGGCGTATAAAGTGTGTCGCCGACGTATTATGAGAGAATATCAAACCGATATGACGACATCCGTGACTCGAGTATTTACTGATGGTGCATGCTCCGACAATGGGCGAAAGGGTGCAAAGGCGGCATGGGCCGCCGTGTTCCCGTCATTTCCAGATCTCGACTGCGCGGGTCGACTCGAGGGTGAACAGACGAATAATCGCGCCGAATTCATGGCGGCCATAAAGGCTCTCGAAGTTTCAGACGGGCCGATTCACATTTTTACGGACAGTCAGCTACTGATTAAAATTGCGACAAGGCAATGGAAGGCGAAGATGAACCTCGACATGGTTGAACAGATTGAACGCCTGACCCGTGAGCGAGAGGTGACGTGGACGCACGTCCGTGCGCACACTGGAAAAACTGACGAGATTTCATGGTGGAACGCAGAGGCTGATCGTCGCGCGACTGATCAACTAAAACATATGATCTAGTATAAGATAGAATGCAGATCTTTGTCAAGACGCTCACCGGGAAGACGATTACGCTCGAAGTTGAATCAAGTGACACTATCGCAAATCTGAAAGCAAAAGTCCAAGACAAGGAAGGCATCCCCCCGGACCAGCAGCGTCTTATTTTTGCAGGGAAGCAGCTCGAGGACGATCGTACAATTGCAGACTACAATATTCAGAAGGAGGCGACGATCCACCTTGTTTTGAGGTTCTTTTTCGAATTAGCCTCAGTCGTGGAGAAATCCACGGCTAGTGTGTACCGTTCCGTCTGGTAAGGAACCTTACATGCAACACCGTCGAATTGCGGGAAACTCCTTAGAGCCTAGACTACCAACTTGAGCGTGAAAGCGACTCGAGGGCCAGGGTAATGACCTCGGGGGTAAAAACGTCTAGGATTGGATAATCCGCAG